TGGTAAATCTGGTAACGGAGAATTAGAAGGTTCTTTGGTTAAGGCTAAAGAAGGTCGTTTATTCGTAGTGGATGCTGATATCGTTGGTTGTAAAACAATCGATGGTGTTGCATTTAATCCAGTTATTCAAAGCTCCATTGTTACTGGTGGTGAACGTTCTGGTATAGACATGACTACTTTGGGTGCTAATGTGTTTGGTGTTAAAGCACATGGTGGTACTTCTACTGGTGGTAAAGTCTATGGTGGTATTGCTATCGGTGAAATCAATGGTGTTCAATTCACTATCGAAGATGGTGTAACTACTGGTGGTGCAACTGTTAAAGGTATCGTTACTGACGGTATTGTAGATGGTGGTAAACTAATTGGCAAAAGTATTGTCGGTTCTATTATTAGAGGCGGTAAGAATACTGGCGGTGTTAGTACCGGTGGTGTTACTGTTCTTGGTCCTACGGGTATTATTCGTCCTGGGTATTCTATTATACCTGCTAACTTGATTACACCTGGTGGGGATTTCAAGAAATTCCTACATAAAGAACCTAATGAATTGATTTTATGGTGGAAGCACAATGTATTCAAAACTACATTGGGTGGATACGTTGGTCCTCATATTCCACAGTAAATAATCACAAATTATATCCATGACAACATAATAAACTTGAAGAAAGGAGGTTAAATTATGGATCAAAAGATTCCGACGTTTCTAAAACGTGTAGGTGATTCCATAGTCTTTAATCAAGATGGCGAATTCCAATTCTATATTCCTGAAATCTTTTTCGATCGAGGTTTAGCTGCCTATGCTGGAGAATTTATTAATGTCATGGGTATTATGAACTATTGCTTAGTTTCTAAGACTGGGACAAGAGGTTCTCTAAAGCAGTTTAATTATCCTACTAGATTCTTAACGAATCCATATAAAGTAGATAAGATTAAAGGCATTAAACTAACTAAAGAATCAGAGAAACAAGATTATCGGATTCTTCGTTATAAAAAAGGCAACCCGGTTATTGTAAATATCTTTGTACCAGAAGATATCGAAAATACAGAACAATTCTTGAAATTATTCGCAATCACTGGTGCTATTCCTAATACCATTGGTTATGATGAACTTCAAAATTATTTCATAGATAATATTGCCTATAATGGTGCTTCTTATAACGTAGCACTTCAATTATTTGGCGTTATGATTTCCGAACTGTGCCGGGCTAAAGATAATATAGACGTGCCATTCAGGTTATCTGGCGAAACCAATATGAAGAATTATACTCCAATCGGTATTAAGACTATCGCCAAAATAATCAGTCCTTATTCAGCAATTACTTCTGAAAACTTTAACGAGTCAGTTGTATATGCTGCTCTGAATGATAGCGAGGTTGATTCTCCATTAGAGAATATCGTTACTGGTAAGGATTTATAAGCGATATACCGGAAGTGGCCTTTAACATATGATTAAAGTTTGCCTCTCTTTGAGAAGGTTTATATAAACTTTTTTAACTTCTTAAGAATTAAAAGAATAATAAAGGAGGAACTAAGACTATGCCAGCTCCTGGAACACAGTTCATTTGGGACGACCAAAGTCAAATTAATCCTATTGATAATACTATCAAAGTTACCATTGATAGACCTATCAATTTCAGTGCATTTTCCTCTGACAAAGGGCCAGAAGAATTTACCAAAATCGAGAACGCTCAAGCTTTCGCCGACTATTACGGCGATAACATTGATTTCGCTCGCCATGGTCAATCTTTATTGACTGCTGCTAGCTTTGTAAAAGCTGGTGGTCGTCTTTTCGCTCGTCGTGTCGTAGCAGAAGATGCTAAATTGGCTAACATTGCTGTCATTGCAAATGTAACAAAAACCAATATTCAAAAAACAGATGAAAACGGTAAAGCTCTTTACCGTGATAATGCTACTGGTGAAGAAACAACTTCTTCTGTAGCATCTACACCTATCATGACTCAAGTTGCTGATCTTGAATTCACACTTCAATCTGTAGATATGGTGTCTAACAACCCTGGTGACTATAAGACAGCTTTGAAAGCTTCTCATACTCACAATGGTTTGGGTAAAGATGGTTCTTACCCACTCTTCTTGTTCACTGATATCGGTCGTGGTGTTTCTAACAAACGTATTCGTATCTATAGAAACAACACAACTAAATACCCAATCGTTTATGCTTCCTATATCTTGAAAATTATGGAAGAAAACCAAGATGGTACTTTAACTGAACTTGAAACATTCATGTTCTCCTTGAACCCAGACATTCGTGACTCTGGTTTGAACATGTCTCTTACTCGTGTTGTAAATGCTAAAACTTCTCGTCAAATTCGTACTCGTATTTTCGAAGAATACTGGGAAGAATTCTACAAAAACTTAGCATACATCTCTGGTCGTGATGAAAAAGAAATGGCTCTTTGCGACTTGCTTTACAATACAGACTTGTATGGTAAAAAGATGAGCAACATCCGTGTTAAATCTACTTCCGTTAACCTTAACAACTTGAATGGTATTTCTTTGCTTAATGGTTCCAACGGTCGTTTTGGTACAAACCCTATGGCTAACCTTGAATACTACTACAAACAAATCCAAATGGTATTCAATGGCTCTTGCGAACAAGGCGATTCTATCTACGACGTAGATAATAACCGTATCGACGTTATCTTCGACTGCAACTATCCTGCTGCAATCAAACGTTCTATTGAAGAATTAGTAGCATTCCGTGAAGACTGCGAATACTTCGAAGATATGGGTACTAAAGGTTTGATGTCCTTCCAAGATATTAAATACCAAGTATCTAAACTTCCAGAATCCGCTCGTTCTAAATTCGTTATGCTTTACAGCAACTACTGGGATATCCTTGATCCATACTCTGGTAAACAAATTACAGTAACTTCCACTTACAACATGGCAGTTAAATTTGTTAACCATTACTTGAATGGTGTATCTCGTCCATTCTGTGGTCAAGCTTATGGTATCGTATTTGATGATGTAATTGATGGTACTATCAACTTCACACCAAAACATACTCCTAAATCCGGTGATCAAAAACAATTCTTCGATGACAACCGCATCAACTATGCAACTTACTATGATGGTGTCTTGACTATGGACTCCGAATTCACTGCACAACGTGCTTACACTCAATTGAGTTGGGGCAACAACGTACTTATGGTACAAGCATTAATTCGTGAAATCCGTCAACGTTGTCCAATCAACCGTTACAAATTCTTGGATGGTGATGATTTGGTACAATACAAACAAGACGTTGAATCCATCATTGCTCGTCACTCCAGTAAGTTTGAAACAATTCAAGTTATTTACACTAAAGACTTGAACTACGATATGAACAAAATCTTCTATGCTCGTATCCAAGTTACATTCCGTAACTTCATTCAAACTGAAATCTTCAAAATCGAAGCTATTCGTAACAGCGAAAACGCTGTATTATAATAGAAAGGAGGACGACATACTATGGCAAATACTATTAAAAACATTTTCGCTGGTACTAAACCAGTCCGTAATGTTACTAAATACATGCTTACTCGTGGCGTAGTTGACTACTCCGCTTTGGAACAATGGGACTTGTATGAAACTGGTTATGGTTTCTTGATCGTTTTGAAAATTCCTGATTTCCTTAACGTTTTGAAAAACGAATCCGATGATTACAAAGTATTGATTGAAAACTATCGTCATCTTCTTGAATATGACTTCAAGAACTTAGATGGTATCGAAGATATGGGTGTAAACACTAACGAACTTTCCGATGGTGTAAATAACCTTAATATCATCACTCAAACTACTATGCAATCTGCTTCTACATTCTCCATGCGATACAATGAACGTTCTGGTTCTATCTTCACTAAAGTTCATGAATTGTTCTTACGTGGCGTAAAAGACCCTCGTTCTACAGTAAAACGTTATAACGGTATCTTGAAAACAGGTGCTGAACGTGATAAATCCGCTCTTGAAGCTGGCTTCGAACATGAAACATTCCAATTCTTGTATTTCACTACTGATAATACAGCACGTTTCATCGAAAAAGCTTATTTGATCGTATCTGCTCAACCTACATCTGCAGAAACTTCTATGTACAACTACACTAAAGGCGATATCGGCTGGCGTGAATTGAACATTAGCTTCAACGGTTATCCTATTACTGGTCCATTGGTTACAGACAAAGCTCAAAAATTCCTTGACTGGATCAATGAAAACACAGAATTCGAAGAAGCTAAATTTGCTTATGATGCTTTAGCTAAAATGCCTAACCCTGGTGAAACTGGTGGTTACACTGTATCCTCCAAGAAATCCAGCTGGTAATAAGTCTATAGCATAGATAAAAAATAAAGCGAAATAATACCCACTACCCAATATTGGGTAGTGGGATATTTTCTGCTTTTTATTCTTCGTCACCTTTACGTTTAGCCAAGGACATTTCAGCTTCATCTTTAGATTTACTAATGATATCCTTAGGAAGCACGTGTTGTGATAGATTACGCTTAAGGAATCTGGAGAATTCCATTTGTTTATCAGATTCATCATCACTATACTCAAGCTTAGCAATAGCTTCACCCATTGCATTTACAGAGTCTAGGATTTGTGAACTGTTCATAGCGTTCAAATATACTGGAGGCGGTAATAGTAATTCAATATCATCAAATCTAGAATTATCTATATTGAATTCATAGTTATAGATACGAGTTAAGATTTTATTGAAGAGAGTTTTTACCACTGCTTGACGGTTATTGATAAATTGAAGGAACTTTGTATTTGTCATAGTTAAATGAGTAGCATAATCTGCTTGTTGTCTCATTGTAATTACTTCAATTGGAGTACCAGTATTATCAATAGCCATTTCTTCTAGCATATTCATAAGCTCAGTCTTAACGTCAACTTGTTGTCCAGGTAATACTTCGAAGTCAACTGGTGCATCGCCGCCTTGACCTCTAGGAATAATATAGTCGTTAAACTTACCAACCATATTTAATACGTTATTCATAGATTCAATTTGACGAATACCAAAGTTACCACGTTGGATTTGGTTAATTACTGAACCTAATACACCGGCTATATTTGTATCTACTGTTTGTTTTACATAGTATACACGTTTATCATCACCACGAGTTAGGATTTGAAGAACGTTTGTAATATACATACAGGAGAATAGTTTAGCTGGGAATAAAGATCTTTCTAAAGAAGAGATACCACGTTTAGTTTCATAGTTAAATTTGAAATACATGTGTTGTACATCTTCAGGTGGTAAGAAAGTGATATTAATCTTACTTACTTTACCAGATGCATCAATATTAGCATTATATTCCAAGATATGATAAATCTCTTTTGCTAAGTCTTGGTTAGCATTTACAAATTTACTTGTAACCTTTTCAGAGATAGTAGCAGCAATCTTCTTAAGGATAGTTGCGTCTTTACCTTGAGAACCTTGAAGATCAAAGTTAGTTCTATTAGCATTACCAGGTCTAATACCACCGATAGTACTAGAGAATGTAGTTTGTTCCATTACCATCTTTTTATCACATTCGATATAGATATAACCTAAACAAATGTCATCGATGTATAATGGTTTAATCATCGCATGATCAAGTTTCTTAATAATACAACCAGGGATATTAACGTTGTTCTCTCCTCTATTGTTACCTGCAACAAAAGTCCCATCTAAGGAAAGACCACCGCTAGAAATAGAATTTGGGTCACCAGAGAACTTGGAGAAATTATTTGTATCGGCTCCCGCTACGATCGAATTATCTGCTTCGTTAAAAAATAAAGACGATCCGTTCTCGCTAAAGAATTTCATAGCTTTGTATTGATCTTTCAATGCAGAACTAAGAATCCTACTAGTATCTATTGATACATCGATATTACCGACTGATTCCATAATAGATGTGTCAGATTGATTAGATTTATGACGTTTTGGGTCAGATAAATCATCAATAAACTCACCACATGCTTCCTGAATACTGAATTTATCTTCAGGAGAATCAAATAAAGTATCTTCATTCATAGCACCAAGCTCTACCCCACCAAGTACAGATTTAGACTTGGCGTCAAGTAGAGCTTTGATTGCTTTATTGAATGGGACACAATAAACGAAGACTTCACCACGTTTATCGATTTCATCATACCATTGATCCATCTTTTCATATAAGTTATGAACACGGATCATGTGTTGAATGTTTTCATCACCAGCTTCATCATCTGGGTTATTCTTTAATTGAATAATTGCAGGATTAGCTGAGAATGAATCGGCAGCGAATACATGCTCCCGTTGGATAGTTAATGCTTGTTCTAATTTAGGAAGATATTTACATACCATATCGATATCTCTATCAATATCACGAATCCAGGTGTTTTCCATATAAACACCCATGACTCTGTCCATATTAGTAGCATTGCCTAATGTAGAATTAATACTATCGATTAAGTCTTGATTACGACGTTGATTACTGCTTAGAGTCTTAGTATATAACTGACTAATATTAGCCAGACCAGTATTGGATAGATTTACATTACTAATCTTTTGAAGAGAAGCATCAAGATTATTTCGAAGCATCCTGATTTCTCTATTAGTAGTATCGGTGTCGTAATAAATATCAGAATAAAGAGAGCGTTTGGTTTTATCTAGAGTATCCATCATACTCTGGATATCTTTATTATTTTCTGCCATTTATTAAAACCTCCTTAAAGTACTTAGATTACCCTAATGTTCTCGGGCTTAATTTATCGCTACATATTATCTAGCTTAACGCTACGGAAATAGATATTTTCAATAACTCCTTTGGATTTCTTTATTTCAAAGCAACCCAAATACGTTCTTACGTTATTGAAATTCTCTAGTAGGGATAAACTTACTGTATCTTTCTTAAGTACGTTTAAGAATGGCTGAGGTACATAAAATGCTCTACCATCAACTACTGTTCTGATAATACCATCAGAAGATTTAGAATTTAGAATACTCTCTAATTCTGGTCGTTGAGATATATCATTACATTCGAATACCTTATATGAATTATTCCAATCCATATAAGCATTATAATATAAATCATTGAATCTAGGAAAATCAAAAGCTGGTATTAAATCAACTGGAGATTTATTTGAATATAGAACCATTTCTTTAGCAAAAAGATTTGGTCTATACATCTCATTCAAATCCATATACAGTTTAGTTGTATCTGGTTTCTCAAGCATTACTTTACTAAACTTTGTAAGGTCATTTACTTTAACCACGAAGTTTTGTGTTTCTGGTGGAATAAAGTCTGGACGAACATTTAAAGTTTTGATTACAAATGGAGCTAATTCATTCTCAGAGAATCCAATCAAGGATTGACCTTGATTGGACCACATAAGAATATGAGCTTTCATAAGTTTATTATAATCAAGAATACCTTTAATCGTCGTCAAAGTCAACTCTTGATACATTTAGAACTCCTCTATTATAAATTTCTTTTATATCTTCTCTAATACGTTCTGGCAATCCAGGAAATTCAGTATTGTTTCTTTCATAAGGCATATATTGAACTGGATTGATTAAAGTATCATCACCCATATAACGTACAGGTGCTATAGGTAAATCATAATGATTACCTACAGCATTGAAGTTTCTATCATATGGTATTTCATTATAATTGAAATATTCTACGATATCTTCATATAGTTCATTGAAGTTGGCTAAATGCAACCATCTATTAGCAAATACCAAATAATTATCAGAAGTCAAATCTTCTATATAAGCACCAGATCTTACATACTTCGGATTATGAATTGCATTCTCATTCTTATATACTTTATTTGGAATATCTAATCTACCTATTTGGGTATTAGGAGCTAGATTTGCTTGTTGTGTAATAGATGGATACATACGAGTGTAGTCATAGTCAATTACGTTATTGATAAGACTGATATTAGAACCTAAAGTTGTTTTAGTTTTAATCTTATCAGATATCAATGTAGGATTAGCTACGAATGCACCAGAATATTTAGTATTATCTTTTTCTTTAAAACGATTTACGTTATTACCAAGAACATAATTACCATATTCTTTAAACAACATTACTGCACGGTTAGCTAAGTATACAGTTTGTCTATGCACTTTACTATATGAAGTAGAGTTTTGTAATACCTTATTGAATACGTAATCGATATCACCAGTCTTATGCTCAATACAATACTGAACAATAACGTCGATCATGTTGTATTTAACAAAGATATCATAATTCAAATATGGTAATTTAGTTACAGAAGTTGTAATATCAGAATAATCTAACTTACGAACACCTGCTACTACTTCACCAATGTAATCCAATTTACTATTCTTGAATGTAGATTGACCTTTACGTCTAGACATGAAATGAATCATTTGGTCTAGGTAGTTAGATGTAGAACTGATATCAGCAAAGTCACCACGGGCTTCTAGTTGTTGTTTATGTAACAAGTCTTCATAGTAACTACATTTACGTTCACCTAATACAATAGGGTCGCACATAATATCAGCAGCATCTACTCCTAGATTTTTAAGACGTTGAATAATGAATGGAATATCGAATGCCATGTTCCATGCAAGAATGAAGTCAGGTTTCTTTGAATTGATATAACCAAATAAATCCTGTAACATAGATACTTCATCATCATAGAAAGCAATCTTAGTGGTAAGATTTTCTAATTCGAATTTCTTAACCATCTCTTCTCCGCCCAATACTTGGGTTAGAAGTTCTTTGAATTCTTTATCATAATTAGAAAGATTCTTTTCGAATTTCTCTATTAAAGGATTCTCTGGATTTCGTAATAAGACAGTAGTGATTGTCTTAGATTCGAATTCAAGATATGATACAGCATTAATAGGACACTCACCAGGTTCTGGGAAGTCTCCTTTGATATTAATACCATCAACTTCGATATCTAGGAATGACTTAGTAGGAGTAATGATATCATTTGTATATTCTTCATTAAACTTCATACGATAGAAGTCAGCAATCTTAATATCAGCTTCAAATACACGATTATCTGCTAATACACTATTACCTTCATAAGCTATACTTCTATCTAAACCAAGTCTATCACAAATATCTCTTTTTAGTTTACTATACTCACATTCACATTCAATCAAATCATCTTTGCTTACGAAAAATTGATGATAATTTGTAACCTTTTCAGGTTTTAGAATGTAATAAGTAAATTTTGGTTTCATTTTAAGGCAAGACTTCTTCTCACCTGTTACATTATCTCTATATATGATATTAAGGAAATCATCTTTCCATTTACCTGTTTCTTCGTCTTTAGTTTTACCAGAATATCTTACATCTATTACAGTTAGATCAGAACCTTTAGGATAACCGGGGATTAAAGGCATATTATCACAACTCCTTTCAATTTTAGTTATTTAGGTGTCTCGTTAAAATTCACTATTTATACAATAAGGTAAATCAGAAAAATAATTTTAAAATGTGAGGTATATAATAATGAGTAATGAATTACTACAACCAGTAACGTTCTATACTGAAGAGGAAGAACGTCAAAAAGATGCCCTAAAGAATTTTAATCCTATGGGCGAATTAATGAAAATGGATTCTAAAGAATTGAGTGTTCCTACTGAATATACTCAAGAAAAGAAACCAGCACGTAAAAAAGCAGTTAAAGCTGTAGACCCTAATGATCTTAATAAAGAACCAGCTAAGACTCCTTTAAACTCAGACAAAACTTATTTCAGTACTTACAACATTCCTCGTAATGTATTGACTCAAACTGCTGTACAAATCGAAGAACTTGCACAAACAGTTCGTAAAGATCTTGAAGATGTACGTCATGCTCGTACTCTTAAAGGGAAATACGATTACATTTCCAATATGACTAGTACTCTTGGGTCTTTATATAGTAATAAGATTTCTATTGCTCGTGAAATGGCTAATACTATTACCAACGCTCATCGACTTGAATTGTCTAAACACAAAGAACTTGCTATTGACTCCAGTGCCGATAGTGATGAAAAACGTGTAATGGATAGCTTCAATGCATTTATGAATGCTCCTATGGGTGCTATTCCTCAAGCTATGCGTAATATCCATCCAGCTACTATCAATACTCCAGAAATGGGTGTTCCAGTTTATAATGACCCTACTACTGGTATGGTAACAGCTGATGGTGATTCTGGTTTTGATGCATATGTACAAAATATGACTCCAGAACAAAATGCTATGCTTAACTCTTCCAATCCATTCGTTGAAACAGTAGTTGTATATGACCAATCTAACCAAAATAAATGGTTTGAAGTAATCGATACACGTACTGGTCAACAAGTACCAAACATGCCTATCCCAGCTGATTTCATCTTGGGTGGCTGTGTAGTTGATATCCGTAATGGTATTGCTCGTAATGCATCTATCAACAAAACATACAAACTTAAACTAGTTGGTAGTCGTGCTGCTGATGAATTTTAGATAAGAATATGGAGTATCTCATATGAGATACTCCAATATCTTTCGCTTAAAGTTCAAAGATTACATTACCTTCTTTATAGTTGCTTGTAGGATCTGTATTTCTCAATACAATCACATCCATGAAGCCCATATTAAGTTCAGCATTATGAGAGATCATAATACATTGATCAATCATAAGTACTTGCATTAGGTTTTGCAATACACCAAAGAATGCTAGACGGTTTTGTGTATCTAAACCACCTTCTAATTCGTCTATCTTGATGATATTATAGATAGAAGAAGATTCATGTAATAATGCAAAGGATAATATCATACTAATCATACAGATTTGAGATGTACTCATAGAAGATATATCATCATTTAGAATACCAGAACCTAATACTGGCATTTTAAATTCCTTTTCATTTACTATGAATGGTTGTAATACAAACTCACCACCAAATAGCATAGATAGTAATGAATTAGAAATACCGATAACTTTATTCATATACATTTCCATGAATAGAGTTTGAATACCAGTTGTAGGAGAACAATACTTCTTAATTACTTCTACCTTATTGAATTCTTCGGCATAATTAGCATACTCAATAGAATACTCATCGAATTGAGCTAATGCAAACTTAAGCTTTTGAATCTGAGATTGTATATCTCCCATTTCTATATTGACTAATCTGCTTAAACGATTATTTAACTCAGTCAATTTAGTTTCTAGAGAGATAGACTCTTGATATTTGTCTTGATTCTTTGATACAAGTTCACTTAATTCAGATTCTTTATTCTTAAGAGATTTATACTCACCATATAACGCTAGATTTTCTTCATATCTAGTTATATTAACTGAGTTAGCAGTGATTACATCTGAAATGGCATTAAGTTTATCTTTGTTCTCTTGAATTTCTGAACTAATTTGATTATATTCTTTTTCAAGAGACTCGATATCATTTCGAAGTTGTACTATTAGAGTAGAACTATTAGAAATACTCATTAATTGCTTTTCTAATTCATCAATATCCTTCTGATAAGACTTAGAATCGATAAACAAGTTTTGATATTCTTGATATGGACGTAAGTCTATTTCTAAACCAACTGATTTAGAGTAGAATAGATTATTGAGTAAATCATAATCATTTTCGTACTTCAATTTAATTGGAAATTTAGTAATGATATTGATAGAGCTCTTAATAAGACTTAAGAAACTAACAGCTATAGAAGAATCTTCTACAGCTTTAGCTTGAATATCTATTTGTCGTTTGTATTCAACTGCTTCTTGTCTAGTCTTCTGTAATTCTTCTTCTAATTGTAATACTTCTTTAGCATCAAGCAATTTAGACTTAGCTTCTACGATATCTTTGATAAAGAAACAAGAATTAAGATTATTACAATCCTTAGGAATCTTATCATAACTTTCAGCTATCTTCTCTAGTCTATAATGCTCAGATAATTTGTCTTCTATTTCTTTAATTCTATTTTTAAGAAAATCTAGAGATTCTAGGTTGTATTCAGTGGAACTGGCTTGATTAGTTACAATTAAAGCCATTCTATCAAATACTATGTTGTCATCGTAACGGTTTAGGAGAGTTTGGGAAAGGTTTTGAAGTTCATCTATAGTCTCTATAGCATAATTATACTCATCTACAGACACATCTTCATATTTAGTAAACCCAAGACTCTTAAATCTAGTATCAACTAACTCTTTATTTGTTTTAAGAGTTTCTAATTGGTTCTTAAGAGTTTCGATAGTATCATCATCAGATAAAGAATCTATTTGAACTCGTTTATTCATAATACTTTCGTTAATCTTAGAACGTCTAGTATTCAAAGATTCAATATCTTTAGTTACAGATTCTTTTTCTTTCTCTTTTAACTCTATAGCAGATTTTAATCTAATCAATCCAGCATCAGAATATTCTATATCTTTACCAATCTTACTTTCATAATTACGTAAAGTAGTTCTAAGATTACCTAATTCTTCTCTAGCTAACAAAGCATCACTAATATCAGACTTAATGGTTTCTAGTCTATCTTTAGTTTCTTTGATTTTGATATTCAAGTCAATCTTATCTTTATCCATATTTTGATATTGATTTTCTAGATAACCGATGTTAGTTTGAATAACTCTAGTATCACCAATAGCATCTAGTTTAGTAGTAAGACTATTTAGCATAGACTTAAGAGAAGAAGACTTCTTACTAATCTTTTTATAGATTTCGTTAAAAGCATCTAACTCAGATATCTTTGAATTAATATATTTCTTCCGTTCAGCTGGAGTCTTATCGGCTAAGCCTCTATCGTCAGAAGATAATTGTGCTAATGTCATAATACCAGAATCTATATCCATTAGTTGACATATAATTTCTTTGGCATCTTTGACATTACCATTTGGATTCATTTCTGTAATCCCAGCACCTGGAATTTCTTTCTTAATATGACAAGTAGAAGTTCTAAGTCCAGATGAAGATATCTTATAAAGATACTCTATATGAACTATAGATCCATCATTCATAAGATAAGATATAATTTTAGCACCATTCTTATTAGGAACAAGTGCACTAGTTGGATCACTAAATGGATTAAGTGCTTTAAATAAAGTACTTTTACCAGACCCATTATCACCTTTGATTACTAAGATATTATTCTTACATTTACTGAAGTCGATGGTGATTTGTTCTCGACCACAGCCATTATATATACCAATAAAATTTACAAGTTTAAGTCCCCATAATCGCATAATATATACTCCTTTCTGATTATTTAACAGTTGACCAAAAGATCGAAAATAAGTGGAGTACCCAATATTGGGTACTCCAAGTTTGGTTTGTTATCTAATATAAATATGTGGGAAATTAATTAGGTTGTATTTCTTATTCATTTGATTAATAAAGTACTTATTACTTTCAACACGCATTACGTCTACTGTAGTAACTTTACCAGAACTAATCATTCTTTCTAAATATTGTATCAATGCAATATCCATGAATAAAGAAGCATCATCCGAATTATATTTTCTGAAGAAAATATCACGGAAGATGTCAATTAAATTGGATAAATCAACATATCGACTGAAGTGTTCATAGTTCATTAATGTTAAGGTACCATTATCAAAGTATGGGTAATGAGTTATATCAATTCCTTTATACTCTGCATGTTTAAGAAATACCACATCATTTATATAATATACAGCTATATCAGAAATTGGAATATTTGGTTTAATAATAGGATTATTTTCTAAAACTTTAGAGATAATCTTAGAAGGTTTGAATTCTAAATTATCCATAGATTGTAAATATACAGAATCAGTTAAAGCTTTTAGTACAATATCCAACTTAGTATATTTCAATTCGCTTTCAAATCGATTTAAGACAGTCTTATTTAGCTCCATCATTTGTCTCACTCTTTTCCATATTGTACATTTCGTTGTATAAAGCTTTCAACTTTTTAAAGTTTGTTTCAAGTTGTCTAAGCTCATCACCTGTACCGAATTTAGTATAGTAATTCCTAGATAATTCATATTTGGCTTTCATATTAGCATATGGGGTAATACGAATAACTTCACTAACGATATTACTACGTTCAGCATCAAACCCATCGGCTAATTTAAACATACCAAAGTAATTACCAACTAGAATATTTAAATAGATTAGGAAGCAACGATCGACATAATCTGACGATTCCCGCATTAGAGTTCTTCCAAATGCTACTAGTCTAACGTACTCCATAATATCTATAGTATAGTAGTCACTAGTTTTATTATCGAATATTTCTTTTGTAATAGATGTAAGACGAATATTATCGTAATCTACTCTATCATATACACAACAGAGAATGTTTTTCATATATTCAGAGATAATTGCTTTTTGTAATGTACCTACATCCACAATAGCTGGATTGAAGCCTTGCTCCTGAATAGTTTCGATAAAAGCTTTAGACATCTTTGATGCTACCGTTTGTATAAAAAGATCAGCAGGGCCTGCTTGATAACTTTGCATTGTTTCCATTTTCTACGTTCCTTCCTAATATTTGAATTCGGGTTCTGTAAAAGTACCTGGTTTTTCTAAGTCTAATGTAAGTGAGTATAAAGCAATAGCACCTTCATTAGTAGTTTTCATGATATTCTTTTGACCAAAGGAAATATATCTATTTTTAGATTGTAAGAAGTCTCTAACTTCTTTATTTGCATCAGTAGAATAGATACCTTTAACTGTTACTTGGTCACCGTCATAGTCACCACCGATAGAACCTAGATATACGTTAGAGATTTGAAGAGTATCGATAAATAAGTTAGATGTATTTACACCGATATCTTCTTTTCTGATTAGAGGATAAGTCTTATAGAACTTACCATTTATAACCATAGGTTCTGTCTTAACTGTAGAGTTTACGTTGATAAGAGAAGGGAATTGGTTATAACAACTATCGATAGGATAACGTGTAATCAATACTGCTTTATCTCTAGTTACATCTACAGCAGCTATATAGAATAAGTCGCACCAAGTCATACTACGAGAAGATGCTGGTAATAAACCTTCAGAGATATTTTGACCTCTTTCTAATTTAGCTACTAAATCAGACTTAGGTACAGTAAACCCAACGAATCTCATTTCAACTTCATTGATTTTGTATTTATTCGGCATTACTGGGACTTTAATAGGTCTGAATCTATCGCTAAAGCCATGGATAAATCTATCTATCTCAGAATGAATAACATCATCAGAGAAAGCAATACGATAATCCTTAGGAGTTAGATAGATAGGTTCTTTTGCTATATTACCATCTTTATCTTTTTGGTAATATGGGATAACAGACATATTCTGTAACTGAACTGCGAAGAAGTTCTTGATATATGTAACTACAAATGGATAGAAGTTTGTGATAGTAGATGCAAGTGGTAATGCACAATGATCTAAATCTACGTTAAATTCTTCAATAGTTTCTGTACGAAGGTTTGGTGAAGAAATAACTAGACGAGCAGAATAGTCAGATGTTTTAGAACTAGCTGCATTACGAATCAAACCAAATTTACCAGAGATAGTATCTTTGGAGAAGTATTCATAAAGGATAGCTAAATTATCTTGAATTCTACCTTTGATAGAATCACCAATACTTAAACCATAGTCTTCATATTCGATTAAAGATCTAGTAGCAATAAGGATATTATTATATAACTTATTGATATCACCTACACCGACATATTTATCGGTAGTACTAATATCACGATAGAATGCAGGAATAACAATAAAGTTTTTAATAAACAAACGGTCTTTATATTTCAATAAGAAGTCAATATTCTTATTACGGATACGAGAGTTATTCTTTTGGAATTCAAACTTATCAAAGTTTTCTCGTAAGAAGTCTAAACCAGTACCACCATCTGGATCTGGTACTAATCTACCATCTTGGATTTTAAAGGTTTCTGTACCATATACACAGCTAGTAATTTTACTATCAATACGTTGCCAAATTCTATAAGCTAATGGGGTTAAGAAATATCCATGTAAGTTGATATATGCAAAAGTAGTTGCTCTACTGTCTTTGGTAATACCAAATATTTCATTAGATAATAACCCATCTGGAGTTGGTGTATTATTCTGATTAAAGAAGATAGGGTTGGTAATCTCTTTAAGATTGTTATCCTTGACAAAAGCATCAATGTCAAGAAGTTCTACCTTAAGATGATCTTTCTTTGCCATATTTTCTCTCCTTTCTATAAATTAATAATTTGTTAAAGAGAATGCGGTATCCAATATTGGATACCGCTTTATGGTCACATTCTAATTACTTTAATAACCGCAGTACCATCTTTATTAAGACTAGTCTTAATGGTAAAGTCGCTACCATATAAATGGACTACTTGGTTATTGTAAACAGTAGCCATATATTCATAGGGAATCTCTTGTGCTCTGCAAGTAAATATACATGTAGAGTTTTTAACTGCTTTTTTGGAATCGACAGTAATACTTACCGTGTCTTCAGTAATATACTTCCTGAAAACGGTATACACGACCATACAATGATCAAATATATTAGTAAATATAACGTTTTCTGGTTTGTTCTTGTAGATATTCTCTAGGAACTCAGAAACTATCACTGTCTACCTCCTATTTGGTCCACGTTGAACCATTTGTTCTTGTCTTTCTAAGTAGAGATCACGAGTAGATTTTCTAACGTTACTGTGAGCCCGATTTAGTCTATCTTGCTTATACTGTTGAATAGACTTAAGAAGCTTTTCTCGCTTCTCTTGTGCTAGACGTTTCATTTGGAGATAATACAACGAATGAATATAAGCCATAGATTTCTCAGGTGCATCAATTAAGTTGAAGCCGCTACGATAGTACATTTGTAAAGAAACTAATCGTTGTGTTAGATGCTCCGGAGTCCCAATTGATGCCGTGTAAAAAGCATGTTAAGAGGATGCATAATTTGTTTTTCAAATTTATGAGTACATTCTTGACCAGCGTAGTCGCCTTTCTTGAATGTGCCCAAGCATTCTTGTTCTGGAATGAAGTAAGTAATTACATCATCAGTACCATTGACTTTAGTTTCAAGGTCAAAGATGTGATGATTTAAGATAGAGAATTGGTCAGAATTCAAAGAGTTAATGAATTTACCAACTACTTGTACTTTACGTTTGATAGTTTTAGCAACGGAAGAAGAATCTGGTTTGAAGTCAACTGGTTTCAAGATTCCGCGTTCACGATCAATGTAGTACAAGTTCTTAATGAATTGAGAAATACGGATGATAGCGATATACTTAGTACGGAATTCATCTGTAATATAAGTATCTTCGATATCAGAGAAGATAGTCAATGGACGAAGTTTAACTGCATAGTTATCAGAGATAACGATAAGTTTTTCAGAGAACGTATCCATACCACCATCAACTTCACCGTGTTTAATAATGTCATCAAGACGTTTCTTATCTTCATCAGAAGCTTTTTCATTCACTTCCCACATTTTATCCATAGGGATATCATCTGTCATGAAGAATGTTTCACATTCAGGGCAGTCGAAGGAAATGTAGTTAGAACCACTGAATGTTGCTTTATAAAGAGCAAAGTACATGTGGATCAAGTCAGCAGAAGCAATAGAACGTAACCAGTTTACATAACCGCTTGGTTTATTTTCAGATACATCGTGTTTGTATAACAAAGCATAAGTATCTTTAATAGCTTGGTTACTGGAAGAGATATTGGAGATATTATTTACGAATTGAGCCAATTCAGAACCAGTCAAACCACTCATAGTGATATTGCGACCAGTAGCAAACAATGGAGCTGTAGCTGTAGGAAGGGTATTTTCTTTTGCTGCAGTACTATATTCTAAAGATGTATTAATATTGATAGGTTGGCTACTAATTTCGAAACTATTAATATCCAATTCAGTTTTAGTTGGTTTAATTTTTGTAGAAATAATTTTATTAATTTCTTCAAAACGTTTACGAGCTTCTTCTTCAGCTTTTTCTGCTTCTTTGATTTCAGCTTCGTTTTTCTTTTCGTCGTCATCAAGGTCATCGATAACATCATCATCGTCAAGATCAGCGAAGTCGTCGTCATCAATAGTTACAGAAGATGCTTTGGAGATGTCCACTTTCTTAGTAGTTTTAGGAACTTCAGTATTATCACGAACGGATGCACCAAGACCATCGTCTTCTAAGTCAGTATCGGTAGCTTCGCCACCTTCTTTATCTGCTTCTTCTAAAGCTTTTTCATCAGCGATTTCAATACATTTATCTTTTAATGGTTTCATGATCGCTGTCAATTCACCTTTAACTCGTTCGATATTTTCATCGATAAGTTCTTCTTCTTTTCTAGCGAATTCTTCGTTACCAGATACTACTTCTTTGAATTTAGCAATATCTTGGATATCTACTGCATCGCCAGCTTTTACATCATTACCAGATGTCATATTTGGAGTTACAACATTGGATTCTTGTTTTTCTTCAACAACTTCTTTTTCTGGAGTTGCTTCAGCAGTAACAGTAGTAACCTCAGGTGTCTCAGTTGTTGCTCCTTCATCAGCACCCAACAATTCGTCTAGGCTGATTTTTTCAGTTTGATTTTCATTTGCCATTGTAATAGATTCCTCCTGAAAATTTAGATAACACTAATGGTATTTGTCTGGCTATTAAACACCAAACTATATGCCACACTATCCAAAGATATAGTAATAAACAGTGTCTTATTTAACTCATCTTTAGTTAGGTTTACATCAACACTCTCAAATTCCGGTAAATACGTCCGAATTTGATTAGTAATGTCATCCTCCAGTTCATATAAATGATCGAAGAAAGTATATCTATAACGTTCAACCAATCCTACACCCATTTTAGGTCTTGTCGGATATGTGCCAGGTCTTAATAGAATCAATTCTATTAATTTAATAGCCGTAGCATCCTCATTAGTATAAACGAGTGGTTGGTTAAACTGATTAATCGAAATACTATGCTCGATAACTTTAGGATCCTTAGCTAGTGTTTTCGTACCAAAAACTTTGTTAATCAATAGGGATTACCTCCTTCCATTGAAACAAAATTTATTATTTTGTTTAATTTATAATTTCCTACTATATTCGTAAAACCCACAAATAATGACGCTCTGAACATGTTAGTAAGACTTAATAAGCTAATTAGTGAGGTGAAATTTAATGGCAAAAAGAAAAGAAAGATGTCCTTATTGCACTTTCCGTGATGTAAAAGATAAAGTCATCTCCCATATAGAACGAAAACACTCTGAGTTGATCCCAGAAGGATATACAGCTGCAAGGGTTTTATTTAATTATATCAATAAAAAAGACCATGGTACTTGTATCGTATGTGGTAGAGAAACACCATGGGATGATAAGATTAATAAGTACAAACGTCTTTGTGGTAGACAAGTTTGTAAAGATAAACTAAGAGAAAAGTATAAGAAGAATATGGTAAAAGTATTCGGTACTTATAATATTCTAAATGATGAAGAACAACAAAAGAAAATGTTGGCTAATAGAAGTATCTCTGGTGAATATAGATTCAAAGATGGTACTAAGTTCAACTACGTTGGTTCTTATGAAAAGAAATTCTTAGAATTTTTAGACCAAGTATTAGACTTCGATGGCTATGATATCATGGCACCTGGTCCTACTTTTGAATATGAATTCGAAGGTAAAACTCATAAATGGATTACTGACTTTATGATTATCCCATATAATCTAGTAATCGACGTTAAAGATGGTGGAGACAATCCTAATAATAGATCTATGGTTAAATACCGTAATAAACAAAAAGCAAAAGAAACTATGATTACCACTTCTCAAGGTAAATATAGTTACTTACGTTTAACCGATAATCAATTTGGTCAATTATTGGAAATCTTCTTAGCTCTTAAAGAACGTATGGACGATCCAGACAATGCTGGTAAACCTTTATTCCGTATTAACGAATCAGTAGAAGTTATTACAGAAGAATTTGACTTCAATTCTATTAAAGACAAGATCGATAAGGGTATTGAAGAGGTTGTACCTCTTATCTATAAAGATAAACAACAACCACAAGATCAACCACAGCAACCGGAAGAACAACCTCAGCAACAAGAACCGTCTTCTGAAGGATTTAAATTTGATTAATTAGAAAGGAGAATTTAGTGATGGATATTTTCCAAGAAGGTATTATCGATAATATTAAAGATGCCTTTATGAGAACACTTAACTTCGCTATTATTTCTGAACCTGAATATAGACAAACTACAAGAGAACCTTATCCTATTGCTAATAGTATTGCAGATGCATTGAAGTCTACAAAAGAACTCAATTATCCACCTGCTGTATTATTTGAATATGATGAAGAAAAGAATAAAACTACGATCAAGATGTCTAAAGATCGTTGGAATTATCTTAAAGATGTAAAACTCATCATTCTTGTAGCTAATCCTAATAATAAGAATAATATTCAAGCACCTAATATTGCTCAACCACCTGCATTGGGTATGAATCCTATTCAAACACCAGCTCAACCAGCTGCTACTGGTATTCCTACAGCAGATAAACGTTATGTGTCTACATTCAAAGAATTAGTAGATGAATGCGATATCAAGATTGAATATACTGAAACTGATGATGCTACTAAAGAAAGAATGGAAGCTATTAAACCTTTCTGCGATGCTTATAAGAAATTATTATCCGATAAGCTATTAAAGAATATTCTTTCTATGAAGATTGGTTCTAATGTAGATGAATTCATCTTTGGTTATGCTGATTCATTGAAAATTGGTAAGTTTGATTTGTCTTCTGTATTCAATAACGAAGATGAATATAAAAAACAATACAAATTGATTGAAGATGCTCTTACAGCTATCAATGGAGCTAATAATGTTCATTTCTGTCTTAAAATAGAAGAAGTTGAAGATTGGAATGGTTCTATCGTATTAACCAAGTCACATATTGCTGCTGCAGTTGTTTCCGATCCGGAAACAGGTGAAGAAGAGGTTGAAGTTGTAGAAGAACCAAAGACTCCTGAAGATACAGATGGTCCTTCTAATACAACTACACCTGGTGAAGTACCTCAAAATACTACAGAGAAAGTATTAGATAATGCTAATAACGAAAATGCTGCTGTGGCATCTGCTATGGTTGGTATGAATACACCATTTATTACAGTACATACTAACTATCTTGCTCCTCCTACATTCGCAGTATCTAATGATATCTCTACTAAACGGTCTATTACGGTAGATGCTAAAGATAATAAACTTAAATTAGTAGATAATAGTCCAGAAGTTAAGACTAGAGTATTCAAATACGTTGGCAAAAATAAAGGTACTCTTAAAAAGATTACCGATAACCTTGGTCAAACTGTAGGTAAAGATTATATCTATGAAACTGTAACTGGTCGTAAATACTTAGTAGAAGATCAAATCTTCTATGATGAAGACTTCCAAGAAATTGATCTAGAAGCAATCAAAGAAGAAACTGAAAATGATAAGCATACTATCATGAATAAAGTATATATGGCTTTGCATGATGGATTACCTAAGGGTAAAGAAGTTACTACTAATGAAGCTAAACGAATGGCTACAGATCTTGATGATATCTATATCTTCGAAACAGCTAATGGTTATTACGCTATGAATAGTAAAACTATGCGTTCTACTAAACTTTATAACACTATCACTGGTATTAAGATTACGGAGGATTTAATTAATGGCAAATTCTAAAACACCTACTAAAGCTTCCAAACAAACTAAAGACGATATCGATTATCAAATCGTATCTTCTTGGAGAAGTGAGAATAATGATTTACCATTGTTATATCCTCACTATGATACTCTAGAAGAACTAGAGAAAGATATGAATGAATATAGAGCATTACCTGTAGATATGCAAATAGTGGTTGATGACCGTTCTAAAATTATCTTTGGTCATGGTAACGTTCAACGGTATAAAGCTCTTAAACATGACTTATTAGTCGAAGATTCCCAAAAGCTTATTATCTATCAAAAAGAACCTAAGACTAAACTCAAAGATATTGATCCTATCAATGCTATGATGATGCTTAGAGAATATGCCACTACTGACCATTATCATGATGATTTTGTAGATGCTATATACTATTCTACGGCTGTATTAGAAGCTATGGATTATAAAGCAGATGAAGATAAAGTAAATTATGATAAAGATGCTATCAGAGAAGAAGTAGCTGATAATTATTATACTTTCAATATACCATTCAGTCCTATTAAAAACCTACCAGATATGTTACCTTCTGAAATTGATACTATCTGTAGTGAAATGGAAATCCCAAATGGTTGGGGTAAATGGAAAGCAGAATATAATCGTTATATATCTGGTTTAAATAACGAATTCCCTATTGTTCATGAAAACTTAAGACTACTTTTAAAAGATAGATCTGAAGATAAACTATGGGAAGGTTGTGGGTATATTCCACGTCTAAGAGATGGTCGAGTTAAAGATCTTATCAATAATACATTCAAACGTATTAGTATTATTGATATCGTGGATATTGAACCAGATATTCTTGATAGTATCCAAGATAGAATCAATACTATCCCAGATGATTTTGCTAACTATATCAAAGAGAATAGCTTCGAAATTCAATTCCGAGAAGACAATACTGTTATGATTGACTACCGTGGTAAATACTATTACCTAGTTGATGATAACGGTGAACTATTCGTAGAAGAAATGTTAGAAGCTGATGGTAAACCTATTAAGTTTGGATATATTGTTATATCTCCTTCTCTTCAATTACCAGAAATTATTCCTTCTGGTGATAATAAACTAGCTAAAGTAACTTGGTCTCCAACCAATGTAAAATTACTAGTTAAAGAATTAGTTACTGATCCTGTTGTATTATATCAATATAGTAAATACAGACCAGATCTTAAATACTACAATGCTATATACTACACTGAGTATGCTTCTGGTTTATTAAAGAAAGCTACTAAACAATTGATCGGTAATATCCGTAATAATAATTAATTCATTTATATAATATCTATATGAAGTCCGGTAGAGAATATTCTCTACCGGATATATTTTCGCTTAAAAGAAAGGAGGAAAGATTATGTATAAAGGTAGACTTATACTTATAGGTATATTTTTAATCTCATTAATTTTAGGATGTGCTCTATCTATCATGGTAGATAGTGGATACCGAGAAAAAGCAGTAACAATAAACAACCATGAATTGAATGGATTGGATACAAAAATAGGCGGTACTGTAGTTATTAAATACAATACTAGACACCTAAACGAGTGTATTGCTGATATGGAATCCCGTGGCTATGTTGTTAAACAAGTAGAAGAAAAACGGACTATAGGGCTTAATAATACAACTATAGTACTTTATGAAAGGAGGAAATAATAATTGCAATCAACTTTATTAGGATTAAAGTATTACGATAGTGAAAATATCTATCGTGTTCGCAATGAACTATTTGACTTCATCGGCATGGATGAAGACTTTACTAAAGAACAGAAAGTTCTTAAACGTAAAGAATTGAAAAACAATTATAAACTTCTAATTCCATTTGGGTTTATGGAAATCTATTGGACTGGTAAGAATAAAGATGATTATGATCTAGTATTCAAATATCATGACGTTAGAAAAGATCAATGGTATATAACATCTGTAGATATAACCAATACTATTCTAATTTCTAGAAGTACAAATCAAATGGTTTATGATGATATCGACGAAATGTTACCTACCGATACCAATAGATTATATACCAAGTTTGCATTCTATATTGATGATAATATAGAAACTGTATTGGAATTGATTCCAAATCAAATCAGAAAAGATTTGAATCTATTATCTAAAGCATGTTTTAGAGATACGTTTGAAGAGTACTTAGCATCGTTCTTACAATCTATAGATCAGATCAATGGTATTATGCCATATGAACTAGAGATAGAACGATACTATAGTAGAGATGTAGTATTATTGACTCAAGAATGTTTAGAAGATCTTCAAATGATCATTTCATACCAATTACTAAAAACTTATTGTGCTGAGTATTGGTATGATGTAAACTTCAAAGAGATTAGAAATAATTACGAATTAATCAGAGATGTAAAAACGAAGAAGTTATTCGTATTTAAATATCTTAAAGGTGATTTCATATTTGAAGCATCTCAAATTGATCAAGCATTTACTGAGGAAGAATTAGAAGTATTCTTCGCTCACTAAAAAATATTATAATCATATAATATATTACTGAATAGAGAAGTGATTCATCATCATTATTGATCGTTCACTTAAACCCATAGATTCGTTTCTCTATTCGTAATTTATTTATCGCTGAACTATATTGTAATGAGTCTAATATAGATTCAGCAAATTTTAGAACCTGCCAGTAGGACCAGGCAGTGATACATGGTCCATTTTTAACGCCAGGAGGTATTCAACATGGCAACTTTAGAAAATGTCGAATTAACTAACTTCGACAAAAAACAAACTACCGACAAAAAAGCAACAGCAGAAACAAAAAAGGTAGACCCATTGGAATTCGACACAATCGAATTCAAAGCTGCTAGTGGTAGCATCTATACTACTACTCGCAATCTTGGTGCATCTATTGCACAAACATTACGTCGCGTGAGTGATGATGTGGTCGCTTGCACTGTGTATCCTGATCCAAAGACTGGCTTAAAAGCTACTTTGATCTTGACTAACAAACCAAGCGTTGAAGGTAAAACTAAGTTAGTAGTTACTCCTAAACAAAAAGAAATTGGTAAAGGTGTATTCGCTCGTATGACTGAACGCTCCACTTCTGATTTCCGTCAATTGTTGGAACTTACTGATGAAGGTCAAGCTAAATTGGCTGATATCATTCCTGCAGTATACTTCCGCAATAACAACCCTATTTACAACTTCAAACAAGATGGTACTGTAAATTGGACTAACGCTTCCAAAGATTTTGTTGAAGGTGGCTACTCCTTAATCGGTGGTGAACCTCATGCTTACAAAGCAATCATCGTTGATTTACCTAAATTCCTTCAAAAGATGTATGGTCGTACTAACGAAAAAGGTGAAACATTCCTTTACACTGTAAACGTTGTTCGTCCTGAAAGCAACAACAATTACCCATTAGTAGGTCAAACAAACATCTCGTATATTATCCAAATTACGCAGATCAACGAAGCTATCGTTGAAGCTAACTTCAACGTAACAAACGGTCAAGACGTAGATGCGTTTAGCCCAAGCTTCACAAAACAATTCTAATTATTTAGAAGTATAAGGATGGGGAGATAGTCATATGACTATCTCCCACTCTTATATTATTTTTCATTTTATTTTATGGGGTGAAAACATGGCAAAAGAAATGGATTTTTCTTATACCGTAGGCGATATTGATGAGCCTATTGATTCTCGTGGTAATTCTGTAATCATGCTTCGTAAATTAGCATGGGGTTCTAATGCAGAAAAACTAGAAATCCGTCGATGGATTATTGACATCGATTCTGAACGTGCTAATAAAGGTGTTACTTTCTTAACTGAAGAAGGTCCTCATAATTTAGTACGAGTTATGGCTGAAAAAGGTTTTGGTCATACTCATGAAATTATTAATGCGATCAAAGATCGTGAAGATTTTGATGATGCTTTAGCTTCTATTGGTAAGAAAGCTCCAAAGGGTAAACCATCTGAAGAATTCTATGATCCAAAAGAGGCTTGTGGTCTTTAATAGAAAGGAGCTGATTAAATGGCTCTAGAAGACAAATCTCAAACCGAAGTCACTGGTGATACCAAAGGTCCTTTTATACAATTCATTGATTGTCCTCATAAAGGGGATTATAAATGTAAGTATATAGATAATAACGGTAAGTGTTCATTTGAAACTTGTGTGATTGATAATGTCATTCCACCTAGAGTAGTCTTATGGTACTTCCGTTGTATTATTTGCGATCGTGAAGATGCTATAAGACCAGCTGAACACAGAGCACCTTTCTGTCGTAGCTGTATCAATCGCATGCTGAAAGCTGAAAAGCTACCTCATAGTTGTAGGTACTGTGGTAAGACTGTAAATAGCCCAGCACAATGGTTCCTATCTGGTATATGTGATGAATGTGATAATATACTCAAAAAAGTAGTAAACCATTGGCGAAAGAAAGGTCCATGGTAACAGATTATGGTAAAATTAGTAGAGCAGATTCCTATCGAATCATACTTTCATGGTAAGTTCATTACCTATAAAGCATTAGATAGAATAGTTCAAACAGAATTTGCTAATTCTAATGCAGATAAGGTCAATATCTTTATTGACTTATACCAATTCTTAACTCCACCAACTGGTCCTGTCAGAATTAATGACTTCTTCGTTGCGTGTTCTATGGTTATCAACTATGCTGGTCATTTAAGAAACTTCTTTAGAAAATACTATAAGACAGAATCTAAGATTATCTTGGTTGCTTCGAATGGTATGTATAAGAAGTCAGCTAAATTACTAGCTGGTTATAATAAATATTATAATAAACGCTTTGCTGATGCGGGAGATAGCTACAATAAGATGATAGAGTCTAATTTGAGTCTATTGCATCTTCTTTGTCCATATCTTCCTGATATTTACTTTAAAGCTGGTTCTGTAGATGCTACTATTATGATCAAACACATGCTAGATCATAACTATTTTGGTGGAGATAGGACAGCTAACTTAGTAATATCGACGTCACATTACATGTATCAACTACCTAGTACTAATCCAGAAGTTGTAGTGGCTAGACAATCAAGAAAGTTTGCTGAAGATAATTCGTATTCATATAATTCTATAACTTGCCTCAATGCATTCTTATATGAAAGCAGAAAGTTTGTCCCAGAATTCCCTATAAATCCTAAGTTCATATCTATGCTTATGATATTAAATGGTATTCAACGGTTAGGTGTTAAATCTAAAGTTTCTCTACCTACTGCATTGGATATCATTAATGGTCTAATATCTGGTATAGAGCATGATTGTAATGCTTTATATAATGGATTCTGTGATTACTATCTAGCTAACCCTAAAAAGAAATGTAGTATGGGACAACAAGAGTTTGTTGATAGATTCATGGCTATAGATATCAACTACCAATACTTGGTATATGAGTCTATGAGTGAATCTAAACTAGATGATTATCTAAAACGTAAGCAAGACCCAGATGCAGTTAAAGAGATAAATAATAAGTATTTCAAGAATAATCCTATAATTTTAGAAGATTTGTAAAACTTCGAAATTACAATGATATAATATAATAGTGAAAAGGATATTTCATATTGTATTATTATTATTTTATAGGAGGTTTCGTTATGAAAACATCTTTCTTATTTAAATCTTTTGTATCTTTGCTAGTTGCATTCAATGTAATGACAAAATATCTTTTTGAACAGTATGCCGACATGGCATTAGCTGGACGAAATTACAACTATGGTATCGAAGCGGGAATGTCTGATGCATTCTTATACTTCTTAGCCGCAGTAGTAATTGGTATTGTTGTATGGTTTATTTGTATGCTTGTAATGTCTTTCATTGGTCGTTTCTTGAATAGACAAATCAATGGAAAACGTAGAACAAAGAAAGAGGAAAAAGAAGGTGATGTATTCCATGATTAATACTCACCTTTTTGATCCCGAATTTGATGATACCGAAGTGGTATTCATCAAATTAATAAAGGGAAGCATTCTTGCTTCCCTTTTATTTTTTTTTATTTTTTATCAGAAAGGAGGTTTGATTAGATGAAGTATGAGTATGATATAAGTATGAAATGGACAAATACTGATGATAAAGGTGCTGTAGATACTTTTGATATATCTCCAGAAAATATAGTAATGCTATCCATGGATAATAACTATGAAGAAGCTCTTATGCCAGTTATGTATGCCAGATTATCTATAGATAAGAAAGATATGGATAAAATGGTACAACATGCTAAGACAGCTACTATCGTAATGACTCTTTCTAAAATGAAAGCAGAGAAAGATAGTACTGATGGTGCTGAAAAGGGTAAAGCTATTACTCCATATAGTGGTGAAATGTCCTACTTTATTGATAAGGACATAAACTACAATACAGATATTGACTATGCTGGATTTAATAAAGATACTAGTGATAAACTAGAAACCTTTGCTATTGGTTTGATGTTTAAAGAATGTATTACTGCTAATAAGCAGACTAATAATACAACCTTTATTAATACAGATCCATTTAATGCTATATTGTCATTCATTAAATCTACTCCTTTACTAGTAGAAAAGTTTGACCATAATGAACCAATACCTCAGCTTATTGTACCACCTCAGGAATCATTATATAAGACAGTAGAGTTCTTTAATAACACTGCTGTTTTCTATAACACTGATTATCGTTTCTATATAGAACCTGGTTGTATTTATCTTCAATCTACATCTGGTAATCCAGTACAAAAGTCATCTGAACCTGCTACTGATGTTTTATTCGATATCAAAGCAATAGATGATGAAACTGCTGAGATTGAAGGTTTGATGTTTGATGACGAAAAGAAACTATATATGGCTACTTTGAACGTAAAGGATACTGTATATAGAATCGATAATAATACTACAAAGCTTTATAATCAAATTGCTACAATTCTTGACCCATCTAAGAATAACACTATTGTTATGCTAGACCAAGTCAATGAAGCGATGAATAAGATTAAGAAGACTGTAAATAGTATCAAGTCTACTATAGTAGATAAAGCTAAACAGATGGCTGGTATTCCTAGTGATACTTATGACCAAGAATGTAAACTTAAAGATTGTGCAATGCAAGCTCAATCTGTAGCTGATAAGTGTACAACTGAAGTTACTAAAGGTATCAATATAGTCAAAGCTATACCAGAAAATACTGGTAGTGAAAGTGCTACTAACCAATATGTATTATCTGCTAGAGATAAGAAGATGTATCTAGAAAAACTAGATAAGAAATTCAAAGAACTTGAAGAAGCTAAAAAGAGTATTCCTAAAGTACCTGAAGAGTTTGGTAAAAATAAACAACTTCTTACTCAAGCTATGGGTAAACTAACTGGGCTTAGTGGTTTATTAGGTGGTGTATCTCCTATTAATGCACCAGATAATATCGATGCTACTAAGAAAGAGTTAGACCAAACTAAAGAGACTATAGCTAAACAAGAAAAAGAACTAACTACTGTAGTACAAAAAGAAGTAGAAGCTCAAGCTAAGATAGTTGATATCAACCAAGAGATCAATAATATCTTCAATGAGATTTCTAAGTCTTATATTGCTTCTGAAAGTTCTGGTTCTGTACTCGACCCATTGGGTTTAGTGGTTGGTAACGTTCGTGGTTATAACGAAGAGTTCTCTGAAGTTGTAGAGAAAGTCAATAAAGAAATAGCTGAATATAAAGCTAAGAATTCTCAAGTAAAAGAAGCAGTCGAAGCTGTAGAACCTAAGGTTCAATCTATGGATTCATTTAAGAAAGATCTTAAGTCTAATATCATTGGTCAAGTAAAAGATTTACGTTCTGGATTGTTGGAAGATATTCGTAGTATTGGTGCAACTGCTCGTAAGACATTAGACCAAATGAAGTCTTCTGTCTCTGATATAGTCAATTCTGTAAAGTCCCTGGACTTCTCCATTGACTCTCTTGATGATATTCAAAAAGACATCAACACCGTTAAAGACTTGTCCAAAATTGGACGTTTGGGCATCTCTAGCTTTAATGCGTACCTAGATATCTCCGAAGGGAGACATAAATCTGGTACAATGATTGTAAGGGTTGAAAATGATAACGTCAATATGGTTAAGAATATTAAGTCTCGTATAGAGAATAATACTAGACGTCTAACTCTAAATAAAAATGGTTTAGACACTACAGTTATTACTCCTAATAAGAGATATATCGTTCATAACTATGACGCTCATTCTAATAAAGATGGTGTATTTATTTTAAATCGTAAGGTCGATATATTTACTCGTCATGGTGGTAAGTTTGCTGTTAATACAAGAATCCAATTAAGTAAAGTTCAAGTTGAATCTAACCAAAAGACTGCAAATGAAAAATCATTTAAGAAATTGGTTAAAGGTGACTGGAAAGATATTGTTGCTTCTTCTAAATCTATTATAGAAAAAGAAATGGGTAATAATATTCCATTACATAACTTGACTGAACTTATGAATTATAGTCTTAAGATAGATAAAGATTATAATGACTTCAAAGGTTCTAATAGACCTACAAGTGATTTTGTTAAACAACAAGCTATTAGCTATATCCAAGCTAATAGAAGTTCTGGTAGAGTATCTGGTATTATCGATAAAGCAAATAATATCAGTAGACGAGCTGGCTTTGATTTAAATGGATATGTAGACCATGAAATAGAAAGTATAGCTCCTAAAGATAAAAAAGAAAATACTACTACAACCAATGCTCCTGATAAACCTATTATCAAGATCACAAGAGATGAATAAACTGCGAAGAATATGGAGGTACCGAATATTCGGTACCTCCTATTATTCCGTTTTTTTTATTAAGCAGGTTGTTGTTGAGGTTGTTGGTTTTGAACTGGTTGTGTACCATTTTGACCTTGAGGTTGTTCAACACCATTGCCCAAGCTCTTTAATAGTTTAGAGTAATCAGAATAAATACGTTCATATGCAGTAATTTTAGCTGTATGTACAGAACGCATTACGTTTTGGTAATTGATAGCCAATGTACTAATAGCATTAGCAGCTTTCTTTTCTGGATCAGAAGTTGCATTACCTTCACCAGAAGTTACAGCTTTACCATCTGGAGTTTTAATGCTCATACCAGGACCATCATCTTTTTGGTCTGCTTCTAAGTAAGATTGAATGTAATTCTTAATATCTTCATAAGTAACAGAGTTATGTTGAGATGTTTGTTGTGGTTGGCTTTGTTGTTGAGCAGGTTGTTGTGCTTGTTGTTGAGGTTGAGCACTTTGAGTTTGTTGTGGTTGACCTTGAGTAGGTTGTTGTTGTTGATTACCTTGTTGAGAATCTTGTTGTTTATCGACTTGAGTTAATTTATCAAGTTTATCACTGATAAGTTTTTCAACTGCAGATACATCTTTAGTTTGTTTATCAATCAAATCACTATAACCTTTGAAGTCTTTACAGAATTCAATAGCATCACCAACAATGTTTTTAACTGGATGATCAACTTTACCATTAGTTGTACCATAGAATTGGATTTTACAGAACTCAGTGAAGTTATTATCACCACCTGGAGTGAATGGGTGACTGAAACCTTTAACTTGAGTTTGAATATCTTCTACAGAAGCAATGGTTCCTTTTTCTGCATTAGCAACCAATTGGTTAATATCAGGTAATGTAACATTTTGAATGTTTTTCAAACCTTGTTTATAATCACCGAATGTTGCAATAGCATTGGAGTTTTGACCATTGGTACGAATAGTTTGTTCATTTTGAGCAATGTATGCTTGCATATCTTTGATACGAGTTTCCATAGAAGTTTTAAACTTAGCAAAGATATTTTGCAAGAATTGTTCAAACTGAGCCCAGATTTTACGGAAACGAGTAGCCAAGTTACCTTTATCATTGTATGCTTGTTTGAATTTATTAGCAGCTTGTTGTGCCATTTGTTGCATATCTTCTTTGTATACTAATTTAGCATCATCGAAGTATGTAGCATAGAATTTATCTACTGCTTCTTGAAGTAATAATTCTTTAGTCAAGTATTCATACTCACATTCAATAGCAGAAGATTCTAAAGCATAGATAGGTTCTTCTTCGTCATCCATCATACCGATACCAAATTCATCATCGAAATCAAAGGATTCGAAGATGGAATCTTTGTCCATTGGTTCTAGTTTTTCTGTATTGTTTTGATCTGCTACAGCATAAGCATCTTTAGCGTTTAAGAATTCAGCAATAGCATCTGCTTTAGCTGCATATACTACATTAGCTTTAGCTAAATAGCAAGATACATAACAAGCGATAGCTTTAGAAAGTTTTTCTGCAGCGTATTTAAGTTGATCTGCTTGTTGTTGTGTAGGTGCTACAGCTTCTCTATTAAGTTTATTTGTAATAGATTGGAAAGCTGCTACAGCTTTACGGAATGGTGTAGTATAAGCATTTACGATATTAGGTACATCGCCTTTAATATCTTGATATAGTTTACCATTCTTTTCTGGATCAATAGTAGCACGAATAATAGTACTACCACCACGGAAGTAAGTATAAGCTTTAATACCTAAAGACTCTTGATCTTCATCATTCTTATTAGTTTTAGAGAAGATATTATCATAAATAAGTTCTTCTTGATCACCAATAGTTTTAAGAGTTTCAATGAAAGTCTTATGTAAAGTTTTAACTGCTTCATCACTAGATACAGTGTATGTAGTACTAGTACCAGATACACCAGAGAAAATACTAGAATCTAGTTTTTCTAAAACATCGTTAAGGCTATCTAAATTTGGAGTTTTATTATCGTTCAAGTTAGTATAGCTATAACCATTAAATGGAGCCCAAGTTGTATTAGTGGAATTTGCTTTCAAACCAGAATATAAAATATTCTTAGAGATAGCTTCTTCAGTTCTAGCTGCTTTATTCAAAACAGCAGCAACTAAATCATTACCATTAGATACATCGGCAGGGATTTCCATATTTTCTACAGCTTCAGCAAACATTGCTTTGGAAATTGTACATTCTTTATCTGTATTTAAACGAGTATAATTACCATTAAGAATATTGCAGGCTTGTTCTTGTGTAAAAATAGGTTTCACTTATAGAACCCTCCTTTAAAACAAAAGTAAATGAAATTTATATAAGTGTTGAGAGGATAAAAAGTAGGATAAAACCTAGAAAGTAATAAAAATCCCACTACCCAATATTGGGTAGTGGAAAATTATTAATTATTAGCTATTATTTTTTGTCGCTTTTCTTAAAGTTTTTTGCATATCTAACTGCAGCCATACCAAGAACGTAGGAAGTAGAGCCTGCTGTAGAGATAATAGAAGCAAGAACAAGTTTGATAACTTGTTGACCTTTAAGGTTAATCAATACAACTTTACGAGCAGCTTCTTTTTCATCACCACTAGCAGCTTTACCAGCATTTTCAATTGCAAATTCCAAAGTTTTTTGGAATTTTTTAATTACCGCTTCAGCTTTAGTGCTTTCTTGGAATGCTTCCCATACTTCTTTACCTTTAACGTCTTTAACTACAGGTTTGCCAAATTCTTCTTTGAATTTATCGGAAGGTTTGTAGTTGTTTAATTCTTCCAAACTAGCACGATCGATAAGTTTGAATGCAGCATCGCCAAAGTCAACTACGTCAGAAATTACTTTATCAACGGAGTTGATTTTTTCAAAGTATTTGAGTTTAGCACCAGCAGCATCGATTACAGCAATAAGTTCGTTTGCACCGATACCTTTAATATCTTCAGCAGTCTTCTTATTTTTATTAGCAATAAAAGTTGTTAATTTTTTAAGTACCATGTTGATGAATTGGTTCCATTTAGCTTTGATTTTATTTACCAAATCTTTTAGGAATTGTTTAGCTTTACCCATAGCATCTTCACGGAAAGAGTCCAATTCAGTAGATTCTGTATGAATCAATTCTTGTTCTTTAATATCAAAGTGAGCCAATGCTTCATTGAAGCTCAAAAGATCTTCATATGCCTCGCAAGCGGATTCAACCATATATTGATCTAAAGTCATTTCAGGCACTTCAATAGAAGCGGACTCAGTTACAGTTTTTGTAATAAACATAGTTTACTCCTTTATATTTATCATAAATGATTTTTATTTAATTTAAATATAGTTAGGGATGAAGTAACTATATCACAATTAATATTTTGTTCTTATAATAGGGATTAATGTGAACTTGCATCGAATGCAATATTATGAATAGCGTTAACAATTGCATAGAAATAACGTTGAACACGTACTACAGCAGTTAGGTAGTTCTTACGGCATTGTACCATTACCCAGTTAGCTGCACTAGCAATTTCTTTTGTTTCTGCTTTAAAGTTATCTAATTTCTTCATAGCATCATCAATGTATCCTTTGCCAGACATAATATGTGTTTTGATATTAGCCATTGCTGCTTTAACGTCTACTCTAAGAACGAATGTTTCGATACTACCAAAACCAATACCTTTGCTTGGTCCATTGTAATCGGTAACATCATATACTTCTTTAAAACGTTTAGAGAAATCGTAAGATTTACGATCTTCTTGTGTTTTATTGAAAGCAATGTCTGTAATTACATCTAATTCTTTAGGTAAGATTTCATCAAATACTACTTTAATGAAGTTAGAGATTTCTACAGGTTTTCCTTTATGTTGAGGAATTTTACCCATGATACCACCGAATGGTAAGTTAGATATCCCTTTGTATCTACTAGCAAATACATCCAACCGTTTATTTAAGTCAGTGATTTTGGAAAGGGCTTTATAGCGTAATTCTAAAGAAGAAATAATTTTCTTTGTAAGATAAGCAATGAATTGATACCATTTGGCTTTGATCTTAGCAACCAAATTAGAAAGGAATTGTTTTGCTTTCTCCATAGCTTCTTCGCGGAATGTGTCAAGATCAGCAGATTCGGTATGGATCAATTCCTGTTCTTTAATATCAAAATGAGCCAATGCTTCATTGAAGTTCAACAAGTCTTCATAAGATTCACAGATAGAATCCACAAGATCAAATTGTTCAAGCTCAATATCGGCAGACTCATTCATTGTTTTAGTAATAAACATAGTCATACCTCTCTAAATAAAATATTATTAATTCAGTATACACTAGGGATGAATTAGTTATACTTAATAAATTGTTTTTCTAATCTATATTAAGATTACCACTAGCTAATATTAGCTAGTGGTAATATATTATTCTTCGTCTTCAGATTTAGTAGCTTTAGCGATTGCTTTTTTAGCAGTGCGGATAGCAGTACCGTATGCAATAGCAATACGAGTAGCTTGTTTAGCAGCGTAACGCATAGCTGTAGTAATAGCTACACGACCTTTAAGAGCTACGAAGTTTGCTTTTTTAGCGTTTTCTTTAGCTTCTTCGGCATTATCTGTTTTATAAGAACCAAGTAACAAAGCAAGACGGTTTTCTGCATCTTCGCAAAGTTCTTTAAATTCAGTAGCACCAGCTTTGATATCAATCAATTGAGATGTTACGTCTACTTCAACTTCTTTACCAAGAATTGCTTTGAATTTTTCATCAATTTCTTTAGTAGAAATATCATCTACTGTAGATAAAGAATCAATGATATCAGCAAGACATTTAGTCAACGCTTGAATACCAGTGCTAGTTGTAGTGTTTTCGTAAGTTTTGATCTTAACACCTTTACCTTCTAAAGCATTTTTAAGTTTTGCTTCATTAAGGTCATTCTTTTCTAAATCACCGTTTACTTTTTTAGCAAGTTTGAAAGCTTGTTCAGTGTATTTTTTAATTACGAAAGCAACGAATTGGTGCAAACGAGCTTGGATTTTCTTAATAAGAGTATCCAAGAAGCCAGTGCCTTTATTGGCAGCTTCTTCACGGAATACATCAAGTTCAGTAGATTCAGAACAAATCAATTCTTGTTCTTTAATATCGAAGGAAGCAAGAGCTTCGTTGAAATTAGCTAGATCTTCATAAGATTCAGTAATAGAGTTAATCAAAGCTTCTTCTACGGATTCACAAGAAACGTAAATACCAAGAGCTTTATCAGATACTTGTTCAGTTTTAGTATAGAACATGTATATCCTCCTTAATAAGTATAGTAAGGAGGATAGGGATGAGATATCCTCCAAACAAATAGTATTTGTTTATTTAGAATAAAGTCAAAGTATCGTCATCGGAGCCATTAACTTCATCTTTAGTAAGACGAGGTTTAACTCCTTTAAGAGTACTATCAATTTTCTTTTCAGCAGGAACTACTTTGATTGCAAAGAAGTTGGAAAGTTTTTCAAAGAATGCAGCGATTTTCAATTGACGTTCAGCTACATCTTTAGCACCACCATTAGATTTAATGCGTAATGCATTTGCTTCTAACAATTTTTGTTGTACTGCACAGTAATTAGAAACACTTACTCTTACAGAGAAGAATAAGTAAGCCAATTCGCGAATAGTAGGAATAATAACTTTAGTTACTATAATAAATGCACCTACAGCAGCTGCTAAACCAACGCCAACATAAGTAGCGATTGTAATTTCAGCAGCAAAGTTTTCGGATTTAACTTTCATTAGACCATTAGCAACTTTTTCAAGTTGTTTCTTTTCCACCATACCATTAAAGTTTTTAATAGATTCGTGGACCATATAGAATTTAGTTTTGTATTTCTTAACATTACTAATTTCCATAGATACAGTATGATCAGGATTCTTAACGAATTCAACACATACTGTTGTGAAGTAAGCGATGTCAGCAATGATTGCCATTACGATTGTATTATAAAGATATTTCAAGATATGGATATCCAATCTGAAAGCTTTCATAAATACAGTCTTGTTAGATTCGAGATAAGTAAGAGCTTTCTCAATATCTTTTACATCTTCTTCACCAGACCCAGATTGAATTGCAAGTTCTTTAAGAACAGCAATAGATTCACGAGTCTTTGTATAGTATTTGAATTTAGTGATATCACCTTCAGAATCTTCAATTTCTTTGAAGTCAATATCTTCAAGTTTATCAACCAACATACCATACAATTTGTTAGCCAATACAGCCATAGCTTTAGGATGTTCTTCTTCAGTGAAAGAAGTAATAGTCATGATTGTATCAGGATCTTTAGGAAGCAATTGATCATATGCTTCTTGAATTTCTCTACGCATGTTTAATATCCTTTCTTATCGTTGTCCTACAAGAAGATTAATAATCTTTTTATAATCTTTACTGTCAGTCTTTTCAAGAGCAGTATAAGATACAGTTGTAAATTGACGGCTAGCATCGTCAAATAAATATGTAGCACGTTCATTTACATCATCAGCAACGAAGAATGAGAGGAGATTATATTGAGAGATAAGATTTTCAACTTCAGAGATAGAAGCTTTGAAGTCATATTCTTTATTAAGAGTAGCCAATGTATCAGCAGAAATAACTAAAGATACAATACCACCGTAACCACCGTCGTTATTAAACATTCTAACTCTGTTACGAACAGCACGGCGTTCTAAGATCTTCCAAACACTGTTAGAAGATTTTTGGATTTTGATAGCATCGAGTTTAGCTTTATCTAAAGCAAATAAGAAGTCTTTCAAGAAAGAGATTTCTCGAGTTGTACTACGAATAAAGTTGAACAACATATTTTTATCTTTATTCTTAGAAGAAATACGATAAATCACTTCATCTTGAGGAACGTATTGGATTTTAGCTTTTACACCGACAGCAACGTTAGTTGTAATTTGGCTATTTTTATTGTGTAATTTAACTACCAATACGGAAGGCATCATATTATTTACTTTCTTGATATCAGTATCTTTTATATCAGCAATAAACCCACCAGTAGTGCGATTTTTAACATCATTCATTGATTTAGTATTCGCATCTTCATCGATTGGAGCTGGATAGCTTTCGTTGAAAGTATAAGTATCGATAGCAATGTTTTCTTCTCGGATGGTTTTCATCAAATGATCCAATGCTTCATAGGATTCATTTGTAGCCATTGTTTCCATACGTTGAATATAGTCTTCAATATCATCAGAGTTTAAATTCTTATGAATTTTACCAATAACATCAAATGCTGTTTCATCATCTTTTAAAGACTGTACGGAAATAGCCGAGAATAAAAGTTGAAGCATAACCAAAGCTTTACCTTCGATAGCACGAGTAAGAATTTGAGCTGTATTCAAAGATACAGATTCATCTACTAATACTGGGAAAGTCAAAACTAAGTTAGATGCTGCTTTTGCAATCGAACTAGCAGAATTGATATTGCCTTTATTAGACCCAAAAGTCTTTTTAATGATATCGATACCATCGAATTTCTCGAATAATTTACCAAGATCACTAATTACGGTTTCGTGGATACCATTAATATCTCTTTTATTCATTAAGTAGGTTACCTCCTTTTTAAAGATTCAAAGTGACCATATATGGGCACATTTAATTTAATGTAAATAGTATTACTATAATACAAGGCTGCCATTTTGGCTGGTAGGAATACATTGGGAAAACATTAAAATAACTTTAGAAAGGAGGAAAAATGGCTAAAATCGATGAATATAACGAGCAGGATTTTAACTCATTAGACAACGCTTCATTGCCTGGTGGTTCTAGGAATGTAAACTCTATGGAGATACAAAATTTAGTTACCAAACAGACTAATGGATCTGCTATCTATGCTGATCTGCTCCAAAGAACAAATTTAGATATCGATAACTCTGCTAGCGATCTAGCTAGATTTATTCGTGCCAATGGCATATACCAACGGAACGATTTCGATGATTTCAATACATTCTATCTATTCCCTAGAATGGACCCATATAAAATGCTTGGGACTACTAGAGAATATGTATTCTTCACTAAACCAGATTTGCATATCTTCCGCACTACTGCAGATGCTGCAAATAAAGATGGAAGTATTTTAAATCCAGAAATTGCTAATGACCCATTCTTTAGAATGATGGTTTCTCGTGGTTATGCTTATTCTGTATTAGCAAACTTACAATATACAGCTCCTGGATTTGATAATAGAAATCCATTTATTCCTATCCTATCCAACTATAAACAATCCAACTTGGAACTAAACAGTGTTACAGCTGATGATATAGAATCTGCGGTGAATATGTATGGTACAAAAATCTCTTACCGACAAAGTTCATATAGATCCGATGAATATACTGACTTCTCTCTAGACTTTAGAGACGATAGATACTTAAATTGCTACTTATGGTTTAAAGCTTATGATCATTATCAAAAACGTAAAGCCGAAGGTAGAGTATCTCCAGCTCATCAAGAATATTCAATTCATAAAATCATCTCAGACCAAATGACATTGTTTAAATTTATCGTTGGTGAAGATGGCGAAACTATTATTCATTGGTCTTGTATTTGGGGTTGTTATCCTAAGTCTGTACCTAGAGAAACTTTCTCTGATATGCCAGCTGATGGGCAACTACATTTCTCTACCCAATGGCATGGTAGTTTCCAAGATGATATGAATCCTAAGATTCTAGATCATTTCAATTGGTTATGTAACGTCCGTATGTATGGTAAACAACCAGATGAATTGCCTATCTATGATGAAACAATTCAAAATGTAACAGGTGAGGCTGCATTCTGTCCATACGTTGTACAATACAAACCAACTAATTCTGATATCGTTCAATATAAATTGAAGTGGTATCAAGTTCCAAATAAATCTTATGATTATCAAAAACGATAGGAGGTAAACTTTAAATGGCTAATGAAGCTATCGATAATGGTACCGATGCCATTAATAATCTGATAGAAGAAACAAGTGATCATACGATAACTCCTAGTATTTATGAATTAGCTGCCTTCGTCGATTCTATCAAAGCTAAATATATCGATATCCCAGATGATACTTTAGCTCTAGGTTTATATGGTTATTTAAATGAAATCCATTCCAATATCCTAGAGAATGTATCCGTAATGGCTGCAGAATATTCTAATGAGTCTAATCCAACTAGAGCTCAATTAGAACGTAACGTTCTCTGTCATGCGTTAAGTCTTGGTATCGATAATATTAGAGCAACTCCAGCATCTATTAACGTAACTCTCTTCTTACCAGAAAGTGCATTAATAACAAACATGACTAATGATAGATTTGTGCTTGATAAAGAGTATGAATTTAATATTAACTCTACTGGAGATAGTCGTGGTACTTCTTACGTCTATAGATTAGATTATGATATCGTTATTCGTAGATCTAAAACCCCTAGTGGTAAATGGATTTACACTGCAGTATATGATATCGATGGTAATAGTTCTTATTCTGACATCGTTAACCCATACTTACCAACAGTAGGTGTGGTTAAAGTAAACGATGATCAAATGATTGCTATTCAAACTAAAGTTAGACAAGTAGTTCATGATAGATTCTATAAGAAGATTATTGTAACTAATCCTCTTGAAACTAAAACTATTTCATTTACTTTCAATAATCAATTAGTTGATTTCTATATTGAAGTAAATGAAGGTGGTAAGATTCATAAGCTTAAATGTTTATATGATGGATTGTATTCTCAAGTACCTAATGAAGAATACTGTAACTATCAATACGTAGATGATTCTACTATTCGTATTACATTTAACCGTGATTCTTATCAACCACGTATGAATAGTGATATTACTATTCATATCTTTACCACATCTGGTTCTTTGTGTAACTTTGCATACAAAGCACAAACTACTCATGTATTAGCATCTGAAAGATATCCTTACAATAATATCTATGCTTTGATTATTCCTTACTCTGACTCTAAAGGTGCAGTAGATAAGAAAACAATCAAAGAGATCCGTAAGATTATCCCTAAAGAAATGCTTGCTAGAAGTACTATTACTACTTCTAAAGATATCAGAAACTACTTTAACCAAGTTTCCGATAAATATAAAATGGTATTCTTAGAGAAGTTGCACAATCAAATTGACCGTATCTTCTTCGCTTATCTATTATTGAAAAATAATGATAATAATATCGTACCAACAAATACTTTGGACGTATCTTTCGATAAAGGAATATTCCAAAATACCAATGCTACAAACTATATCCTTCCTCAGGGTTCTATATTTGTAAACAATGGTATTTCTACTAAAGGTTATTCTTATAATATCGGAGATAGTGCTATAGCTGATTTGAATTCTAAGAATGAGTTTGTTTATACTAACCCATTTTTGATTGTAGTTAATAAGGACCCATTCCTAGTTAATTACTATATGAATATTCTTAATTACTCTAAGAACTTAAGCTTCTCTGAAATTAATAATAATTCACAACTTCAATTCATTCCAGATATGGCTGTCAATGTTAAACGTGATGCATTAAGTAGTAATCTAGAAGAACGAAATAAATATCGTATCTATTTGAACTTAATGCAAAACATCGCATCCGATTTCAATATCATTGGTTCTGATGAACAAGGTGAAATTACTAGACAAGATATTCAAGTCTACGGTGTAGTATATTCTAAGAACGTACTTAAAGATAGTACTGTTACTTATACTCCATATCGTTACTTCAAAGCTAATCCTTTATCTAAAGGTGACTATGATGAAGATGAATATTCCTACCACTTTGAATTAGAGTTCAATACTACTGACGTTATTGATAGAAACCAACGTTTATCTATCAATAAAGGCATGTATGTACCTAATACTGAATTAGAGAATGAAGGTTTATTACCAGCTAACTCTAAAGTTAAATTCTTCGTCGTTGCTAAATTCGATACTGAATATGGATTAGGTGAAGAGATTGGTAGTATCGTTCCAGGACTTGAAGGTTGGTCTTTATGTAATACCTACGAAATGGTTACTGGTTTGGATGTGTATTATAACTACACAAATATAATGGAATCTTATATCTCATTAGCTGCTGATAAAAATAATGGTGGTTATAAATTTAAATTAAAAAGAGTTCCATTAGTAAAACACTCTTACTTACAAGATCCTGAAAAAGTCAGAGAGCTTTGTCAAATGTTAGATATTCGTCGTAACTATATACAAACAGCTTTGATTATCTTGGAAGATTCGTTTGGTGTTGATTTCAAATTCTTCAACACATATGGTCCGTCGAATCTTTACAACGTTAACCAAGAATTGTATTTGGATAGAACAAATATAAGTCTCACATTTGAAATTAAGTATCGTAATGCTGATAGTGCAGATATTACTCCAGAAATTACAGATTTCATTAAGAAGTATATCGAAAATATCAACTACATCACTGACTTGCATATGCCTAACCTTACAACAGCTGTTAAGAATGCTTTCAATAAACAAATTGTTTACTTTAAATTTGTTGGTTTGAATAAGTATGGGTATATGTATCAAAGCATCTATCAAAACCCAGCAGAAAATCCTTATGTGGATTCTACAGACGTTCCAGAATTCATCAATATCAATACTAAAGATGATGGTACTGTAGATATTACATATAAATTAGCTAATAATACTGCTGATGATAGAATTACAAACAATATGATTTAGGAGGACACTAATGTTTATTACTAAAACAATCCGTACAGAAGCTCCTGATATGGCTACTGTAATTGAATCTTTTAATGCTGATATGGAAAACATGCTTGCTATGGATTTCCTTGCTACTAAATACCAAGATGAATACTTCGGTGAATCCGCTGCTGTAATTGCTAACGAAGCTACATTCGAAGAAATCAAAAATAAACTTTCTGATATCGTTAGCAATGCACTTACTCGTCTTCGTGCTTATGGTTCTGCTTGCTATGCTAAAGCAGAAAAAGCTGCTAAGGCTGCTAAAGCAAAAGTAACTTCTAAAAATGAAGATGCTATTGACTTCGAAGCATTCATGGAAGCTTCCGGTAACGAAAGCATTATCTCTACTACTACAGCTAAATTGAAATCTGCTGTGGATGAAGCATTGAAAGCTTTGAATGGTATTGCTAAAGGTGCTGTTAAAAATGCTAAAGATTTAGCTACATACATCAGCACTAAATGTGCAAGCTTGAAAGAGTTCATCTCTTCTAAAATCTCTTCCAAAAATGAAGATGTAGAATTATCCATCTACTCTGAAGCTGGTGACGAAAGAATCATCGACAAACTTTTAGGTGCTATCCGTAAAGGTATTGATAAATGTACTAGCCTTGGTGGTGCTGCTTTGGAAAAAGCTAAAGGTATGTTGGGTTCCGTAAAACCATTCGCTTCCAAAATGTTCCATAAAGCATATGCTGCTGTAGTAACTCTTATCAACAAAGCTACTCAAAAAGCACAAAAAGTAATCTCCTCTATTAAATTTTAATTGAGGTGATATAATGGATACTTACATTTTAGATTCCATTATCGAGTCCTGTGAGGAAATGAGCAATCTTTCCTCCAGGAACTTATACACCGAAGCTTTCGATATGGACAAAATCAGAGCTGCTATTTATCGTGTATATACTGAAGCGATTAAGTATTATAAGAAGCTTCTTCTTAATGCTATGAAGTTTATCAATAAACTTCGTAATGGTCGTATTAAAAAATTAATGGAAAAATTCGCTGTAATGCGTATTGATATCGACCGCATCAAAGAAATGCCAATCGTTGGTAAAGTGACTAGAAAAATCCCTGATATTTTATTCGATGAAACTTATATGAGAAGATTGAATTTCTATATTGATAGAGATGTCAATTTCTCTTCTGTAGAGTTTTATGAAGATTATATCAATTTCAAGAATAATAATCCTGATGCTAGTTTACAAGAAATTCGTAAAGCTGTTAAAACAGCCTGTGAAGAAAAATTCAAATTCAAAGAACTAGAAGAAAAAGTTATTGCTCCTGCTAAATTTATTAATCCTAAGAATAAAATTATTTATTATGGTTCTTTCCGTCGTATTGCTGGTGATTATCTTACTGCATGTGATGATATCAACGAATTAATGCGTAATAAATTAAACAGTATTGAATCCATCGATATTAGCTCTGATGCTAACACAGAATACTACAATGCTATTGTGGTCTATACTAATACTTATCGTACTGAGTCTTATAAATACTTCCAAAAAATATTATCATTCCTTAGCTGGTATGGTAATATCTTATGTGGTACATTAGAACACTTTGTAGATGTATTAGAAAACTATGAAGGAGAGGAGAACCAATCTGATGGGAACAATTAATACCCAAGAAATCGAGGCTACTATTAGTCTATTGAAGAAATATTCTAATCGTAATCTCGATGGTGCTAAGACTGCTATGGCACAACCTAAAGATGGTAATGACTACCGTCTTCCTTTTGTAAAACAATATCTTTATAATAACTTTGCTAAGATCTCTGATGACTTAGCTTTGGGAGCTGATGCTCAAAATACTGGTAAAGCAACCATTGATCAATTGGTAGACTATTGTGGTGCTGTAAAAGGTGCTAATAATGACCAATTACTTAAATTAAACTCTGGTGCATTCTGTAGTGATGAAACTTCTGTTTCTGCTATGACTAAATATGCTATCAATACTTTTGGTAAAGAATTGAACTCTAAAATCACAACTCTTAAATCTTGTGGTTTTACTGCTCATGAAGCAAAAGATATCACTGATGACAAATTAGAAGAATTCACCGATAAAATGGAAAAGCTTACTCCAGATGGTGTAAATAAACAAATCGTTCAACGTGTTACTGATGCTACAAAGAACTTCATTGAAGATCGTAACGAAAAGAATGATCAAGTTAAAGATATCTACAACAAAGCTAAAACTGAATTAGATAAAGCTGCTACTGAAGAAGATGCGGCTAAAGTAGAATCTGTAGCTAAATTACATTTAACTCGAATCAAAGGTCGTACTAAAGGTGTAATGGAATCCTTAGTAGAAAACATCTCTGAATCTGCTATTAAAAATGATATTCCTCATTTGAAAACAACTGAAGGTGAACTTTGTATTGAAAGTGTAATGGAAGATGCTATGGCTATTTATGCTGTTATGGAAGCAATGAATATGTATGGTTTAGTTGACATGAACCGTCCATTCGTTGATTCTATTGTAGATTCCTTTGCTCCAAGTAAATAATTTGTAGAAAATACCCCTCTATCCAATATTGGATAGAGGGATTTCTTTTGCACTTTAGAAAGAAATAATAATTGTATTTTCTCCAACCACATAGATGTTGTATAATTGGTTAATATTACGACTTCTAGTAATATTATTTAGATTGGATAGATCAGATCTTGCTGCAAGAGATTCATCGAATGCTTTAACGACAGCAGGAGTGATATAATTATAAAGTTCTATTTGATCTTCGCCGTTTACTTTACCTTCAAAACGTTTGAAGAAGGTTTTACGTAAAACTAGTTTAATAGACATGTCATCATAGTTAGTTAAGATACTGAAACTAGAGATATAGCTTCCTAAACCTTCCGTTTCCTTTAAGTTATTACATACCTTTTGTAATAATTCATCACAAAAGAACTTTGTGTCTATAAGTATACTACGAACTTGTGAAATATCTACAATTCGTTCATTATCGATATAATAATAATCATTTTTACTATGCATTGATATTATTTCTCCCATCACCAAAAAATCTAATGTCACCATCATAACTACTTGCTATAGAATCATATTGCTTATGAGTTGTAAGCATATTTAAGAAGTCTATTCTAATCTCTACTCTAGGTAAAACAGAGTACCATTTCTCTACAGTACCAGATACAACCAATCTATCATCTAACCATAGGTTAGAGTTGGACATATCAGAATATTTCTTTCCGATATTATCCCAGTCTGGTTTACTAAGTGGTGTATGTACACCTAATTCAGCAAGATATGTATCAACTGCATTGAAATATGAAGGAGTTTTAAAGAAAGTAGAATATTTGACTATACATGGAGTATAGATTACATGATTTAACCAATCAAACTCTTCAGTTGTGGTTAAACGTCTCATAAATCTATTATCTTCAGCACCAGAAGGTGAATAAACATGAACGAAGTTGCTATTAGCCATAGCCATGTTAGCTAAGTTCTGTCTATTCACTAATCTGAAGCGTGGACGAGGCGATCCTTCAGGAACCTCATATAAAACTATAAATATTGTACTATACTCGAGAGTTTCTCTCATAGTATTATAGTTAGCTATGATCGCATCACATTTAGAACGAGTCAAATGTAAATGATCATATAACCATTCCAATCGTTCGTAATAATCTTTTGGAATATGGTCAAATTTGGCTGAATATTCATTAGCCTTTTGTTGTCTTGTTTTTCTACGCATGATTTTAAGTCCTATTTAATAAAATAATAATTATTTTACGATATTTTTATCTAATTATAATTTTGTCAGTCTTAAAATCAATATTGACAATTATCGATAATCGTGGAAACCACCGTATTGAACGAGTTTGTTGTATACCCATTGGTTTAATTCACCAGCGATGTTAGGCAAGAACATGTTAGCTTTATTTGTAATAAGAACTTTGTATAAAGTCAATGTACGTCCGATATCAATTTCGGAGAAGTTGACACCACACATATTGGACAAGTAATCCATAAGAGTATTATTAGACAATACAGTTACGTCTAAGTTAGCATGTGAAGAGTCATTCATAGACATAGCCATTACACTATATAAGTCTTTGACTGTCATATTTACTTCAACTTCAGTTGGGATATTAGAGAATGACCATTTACCTTCGCCACCTTTATTGATAGATAATGAAGTAATCATACCTAAGTCAATATTAAAGAAGCCACGGTAGAAACAACGTACCATGAATGGAGCACCATATGTATTTGCACCAGTTGCTCTAGGAGCAGCTAAGCAAATTACATGGATTAGTGGTACAATAACGTTTAAGTATACACTTAAGTTATCACAATCTGGTGTCATGAATCTCATAGAGATATTATAATCTTTAGAGAACTGAGAATCTGCCCAGATTTCTGGGAATCTCATCTTAGAACCTTCAATGATTGCACCCATGCCACTTAATAAAGAACCAAGTATACCGTCGGAACCGCTACTACCATTACCATTACCAAAGAACTTACTAAGAATACCACCATCAGATGCTTTGTCTTTTTGACCAGCCATGGTCATATCATTCTTACCAAGTAAGCTACCACCAAGACCAGTTGTAGCACCCATTAAGAATTGCATTTCACGCATCTTATCAGAGATGCCATTAATCTTATCAGCTAATTGTGTTTTAGTAGTTTCATTACTGAAAGATTCAGATACTTGGTTATCGGCATTAAGATAGAAACACATAGCATTTCTATAAGATAATGTACCAGTAATTGGGTTGTCACCAACTTTTTGCCAGTCATAAGCTCTAAGCTTAGCTGTCCCACCACCTTTAGCAGATGTAGGGATTTCGATATCATCTACTTTCATTAATACAGCAGCGATATGACATAAAGTATTTACGTAACGATAATAACCAACCCAGTCAGCGTAGAAGTTATAATATTGACCAGATTCTTTAAGTACAGATTTCAAAGTATTTTCATTCTCATCCGCACCGGCACCTTTTAATACTTCACTAATAACACTTTTCTTTTGGTCATCAGTAAACTTAGCCATGAATTTAGCATTGCCTGGTATGATAGTAAGTAATGGCATACGAGCTACAATCTTTTCAGCATAAGTTTGACCGAATGTAATGAATGGGTTTGGACCTTGATCTGGAGTATCAGGATTTTGATCTAATCTCATATCAGCAATATCAGTAAACTGATAAGGCATACCAAATACACCTTGTAAGTTTTTGATATTCATTGTATTTAATTCTTTAGCCAATTTTTGATTATGATCTTGGAATGCATAACGTACAGCATTCAAAGCAGAATCAAGAATAGTTTGAGTTTCTTTATTCTTTTCTACTTCAGCTTTTTGGTCTTCTTTCTCTTTCTTATTTGCATCTGTTTCGCCAGCTTTTTTATTAGCATCGGCTTCATCAGTTTTACCATCGAAAGTTTGAAGACTAAAACCAAAATCACTTTCTTTAACTAAATTATCAGACTCAATATCATCAATACTGAATTTGTATTCTTTACCATCATATACAGTATAAACACAATCAGGATCTCTAGTGATATTACTAATCACATAATTAACTGGTACAGTTCCGTTATGGGTTTGAACTTGATTACCATTTAAATCATTGATAAATTTATCATCAGATTTCAAAGTGAAATAGTCACCTATCTTGATTCCAAGGGAACCAAGTTTGTAATCTTCGATTATATTTAATCTATTATTTAGATAGGTATTGATCCAACCCACTACACCAGTATTAGTCTTTACATAATACCATGTACCTACTTCTTCTATAAGTCTAAATCTATCCGTTTCTGTAACTTTGGTAATTACATTGGCATTTAAAGCACAATCATCCATGAGATTAGATGGTTCTTTTAACATAAAGTATTTTGCCATTTAATTATCACCTCTCATTTCTTTAATCTTTTTAATAAGATGTCGGGTAGAGTAATATTACTCTACCCGATTTCTTATCATAAAGAATTATTTTTTAGCAATTTTGAGCATATCAGAAACGATTTGAACCATACTGTTCTTGTCGAATGTATCAGACATACCAGCAGCTTGAGCTACAGGAGCAACTACAGCTGTTTGAGCAACTGGAGTACCACCATTAGCAGCTTGAGCAATAGCAGAAATACCTTGAACCATAATAGCAATATTATTGTTAATAGAGCTTAAGAGGCTAATCATAGTATCTACTTTTTGTTCACTACTACTAGTAACTGCTGTGTTTTGTTGAACAACAGGAACAATTGGAGCATTAATTTCTTGATAGTTGGAAGAGCTACCATCGATGTAAGAATTAGCAGCATTGTTATTATTTTGGATAGAGTCAAGTACTTTAGATCTACCAAAGTAGCCATGACGTCCAAGTTTAGATCTACCAAACTTACCACGACCGTATTTACCTTGACCGTGTTGTGAAGTACTACCAGCCATAGCAGCTGTTTCTGCCGCAGATGTTGTTTGAGCACCTTGAGCAACGTTACCTTGACCAGCACCACCTGTACCAATGTAACCCCATACTTTATCAGCACCCCAAGTACCTGCAGTATCAGCATGGAATACTATATTTCTGGAAGAGGAGTTACTCCACATACCACCTTGACCATCCATTACAATAGCGTGGTCAGGTTCATCCATACTACCATCAGTATCTACTAAGCCAATATCACCAGCAACGGCACCTTGATCAGGAGATTTCCAGATACCTGCTTGTTGTGCTTCTTTCATTGCGTCAGGAACCCAAGTATTAATTGGATTAATGTTAGCATGATTCAAGAAGTCATTTGCCCAAGCAGTACAACCTGTATCACCATAACCAGGACCATTTTCTCTAGTACGAGCCCAATTGATAGCTTGTTGGATATTAGGATTGGAAGACATACCAGCACCGGAGTTGCCTCCGCTGCCACCAGTCACTTTATCCTTAACTGCACCTAAGATATCAGAGAATGGATTACTACCAAAGATACTGGAGAGTTTTTGACCAATAGGAGAATTGGAAAGAGCTTTAAATGCACCACCGATAGGTCCCATAGCTGCACTAAATCTAGTCTTAACTGCGTTAAGAGTATCGAAGATACCTCTACCATATTTAGATCTGCCATATTTGCCCATACCGAAGCTATTTAATGCATTATCTAATTCATCATTAAGTTGATCAAAAATACCGAATAAGCTAGTAGCTTGACTATTGGCACCGCCTTTAGAAGAAGTACCGACAACACCACCAGAAGAAACGTTACCGTTAGAACCAGCAATAGCACCATCGTTAGCATAAGCTTCTTCAGCCCAGTCTAAACGTTGTTGAATTGCGTCACGGCTATCTGCAGAGATTTCATAGTCTTTATGGAATAAGAATGCAGCATCAGATGCACTAGCACAGTTATTTAATTGATTAGTAAGACCCATGTTATTACATTCTTGAGCAATATAAGAACATTGTACACCAGGATCTGATGTGGACTTACCATTGGCTTTTGCAAAGTCTACCAAACCTTGTTGACGACCAGCATCAGTCCATTGACATAAACCGTAACCAGTGGAACCGTTTACACTAATTTCTGGAGCAGTACCGCCACCTTCAACGATATTAGGAGTCAATCTAGATTCTTGCATCATGTTACCTAAGATACCACAAGAAGCAATCTTATTGAAACCTAATTGCATAAGCATTTGAAGAAGTTGAGGACCAGCACCACCAGCACCTCTACCAAACTTACCACGACCCCAACGAGGAATGAATGCTTTACCCATACCCCACATAGGGACTCTTCTGATAAGACCTTTGTATCTACCCCATTTACCTCTACCGTATTTAGACTTAACGTCAGCATCGGCTTTGATTTGAGATTGAGGACGAACTTTAGGTTTAGCTGCAATTGCAATAGAAGATTTATTCAATACGTCAGTAGTTTTATAAACCTTATTAGGACCATCGGATTCAGAGTCTTGGATAATGATATTACCTTGATCATCGAAACCTGTAGCTGTTACATAGTGAGGACCAGGACCGTAAGGATTGCTATCACTTACAGCATTATCTTGACCCATTAATACAACAGGATATCCTTTCTTAAGGTTACTTACTATAGCTTGGTTATTATTAGAAATATCAGAACTATTTGCACCGAGTTGTTTAAATAAAGAACCAAAGAAGCCTGGCTTAGTACCACCATCTTTTTCTTTATAACCATTATTCAATGCATATGTAGCAGCTGCTGTAATAGGTACACTACCACCTAATGCTGCAATAGCATTAGAAGCTGCACCTGGACCACAGCCAGAGTCTGCCATAGTTTGATTTTCTGTATCATAAGAAGCATTGTAAGACATTTGATTTCCAGGGTCTAACTGAGAAGCAAAGTCTCCATCACTTAATACACCACCACGACCATATTTAGATCTACCGTATTTACCTTGACCAAAGACAAAGTTCTTAGCACTAGTAACTAAATTACTAGCACCAGTTGTAACAGTATCCCAAGCTGCACCTGCAGCATTTGCTACAGATTGACCTATAGAAGTAGCTGTTTGGAATAAGCTTTTACCTTTATCAAATAGTGCTTTAGCACCAGTCTTGATATCTTTAAGAGAAGGTAATTTACTTACGAATTTTTGCCATAAGTCAGATGCACTCTTATATAAACCTTTAGCAATTTCACCAGCAGAGTTCCAAGCATTAGTTAATGCTTCTTGACCTATTTTTAAGCCAGCATTAACTGTATCAGAGATAGCCTTTTGAGCATCAGTTACAGTTTGTTTTACAGTATCAGATACAGCTGTTGCAGTATCGCTGATACCTTGGTATAAAGAACTACCAAGTTCTGTAGCTTTATCAGTTACATATTGGAAGTTATTAGCAATACCATTGGATACATAGTCTACTTCATTTTGAATTGCACTACCAACAGCATTTGCTTTATCACTTACCCATTTACCAGCAGCACTAGCTTTATCACCTATCCATTGTCCAGCGGCACTTGCTTTATTGCCTAAGTATTGAAGGTTATTAGAAATACCATTCTTAATCCATTCAACGTTATTCTTAACACCGTTAGAAACGTAGTCAATTTCATTTTGAATAGAATCAGCAATACCAGATGCAGGATCATTATCGCCGAAGATTGCTTTGCCGATAGCGATGATATCACCACCGTCAATAAACCAACCTAAGAATGGAATAGTAATAGCCATTGCATTAGTAATACCCGCTACGATCTTTTGACCAGTTGTAGCTTCTTTACCATCTTCTAATTGGAAGTAAGATGCTGCATTAGACCAACCTTCATAGAATGAATAAGCAATAGCACCAACAGCAATTACTGTACCTAAAGGACCTGCTGCAATAGCAGCTATTTGTTTAGCAGCTTTGCCAGCAGCTTTCTTCAATACAGCAGGAGAGGAAATCTTTTCGATAATGGTACTACAGAATTTATTAGTCTTATCAGCTAATTTACCAGGAATAAATGTAGATGCTTTTTCCATGATTTTCTTAAGTGTATCTTTAATTACACTTACACCTTCTTGGACTTTAGCACCGATGTTATCAGCAACGCCACTTACAGCACTACTAATACCAGCTGCTTTAGTTGCGACTTTTTCAGCTGCCCATTTATAAGCACCTTTAGCTTTATCTAAACCACCCGCTACATATTTACCAGCTCTAGTTTCTTTAAACTTAGCCCATTTATCACCGAACCATTTACCAGCTCTTTCTGTTAAAGTAGGTTTTGGATTTTCACCCGGTTTAGGAGGTTTCGTAGGGTCTCCACCTTTGTTACCGCCTATTAAACCACCGATACCGCCAGCAAGAGCACCCAATAAACCGCCTTTACCGCCACCTAAGGAGTCATCTCCGCCTTTGTTGCCACCCATTAAACCACCGATACCACCTAAAGCTTTGGTATTTTCAGCAATAATACGAAGATATTCTTTAGATTCTTGACGATCAGTATCTTCTTCACGAAGTTTCTTAGATATATCTTTATTTTCTGCTGTATCATCCAAACTCATTGTACCGTTTGTATTAAGTTTATAAGTTTGAATACCATACTTGGTTGGAACGGTTTCAATATTCTTCTTCTTACCTTTTTCATCTAACTTAGCAGAGATTTCTCCACCACCATTATCGATTTTAGATTTAGAAGAAAGATTTTTGATAGCATCATAAGCACCAGCTACTGTAGCTGTAGCACCTGGAGCTAAGAAGTTAGCTCCGGCTTTAAGAGCTTTACCAGCAAGTGAACCTAAGCTTTTGAGTTTATCTGTAATACCGAAAGTATTATTAGCCGCAGAGATAACTGCTTCACCTTTAGATAATGCAGACAAACCGCCTTTAAGAACTTTACCAATACCTAAAGCATGTTTTTGGATAGTAGCATTGCCATCATCAGACATAGCTTCTTTGAATTGGTTAAATTTCTTCTTACCAGAATCAATAAGATTACTAATACCACTCTTAGCTAAACCAGCAGCTTTAGATATACCGTTGTGTAAAGCACTAGATGCTTTACTAGCATATTTAGTGATAGTATTTTTAAGACGTCTTAAGAAACTACCACCACGAGGAACGGATTTATATGTAATACCATATTGCTCAAACATGGAGGATACATATTGTTTATCATCACGTTCAGCAGCTTTAACTATTTCATGGAAGTTAGGTAAATCAATAAGAAGTTCAACCCCAGATTGAGTAATAGCATAACCAAAGTCTAAGAATTGTTTGAAACATTTCTTAACTCTAGTGAATTTACCATTATCATATGCTTCTACAGCAGAACGGTTATCTAATTGCATACCCATAGATACTAATTGAGTAGCGTAGTCTACATTACTCTTCATATTACCGATACCAGTAATATCTTTAGTAGTTAATGGAGTACCGCTTTGTTTAGCAACCTTTTGCATAAGTTTAGCATTATCACCAGTAACTTTAATAGCAGCAAATAATGCTTCTTTGTTACCAGATGGGATTTGACCTTTATCAAGCATACGTTTGATGTCATTGACACCATAGTTTGCTTTAATAAATTTACGGATTCTTTGTTTATCTTTCTTTGACAAGTCGGACAAACTCAAACCAGCAGTTGCAACAAATCCAGCGATATCGGAATCACGTTGTACATCTGCAGCGGCAGTACCAGCAGCTACAGCTGCAACACCAGATTCATAAGCAGATTTAGCCATAGCATTTGTGCTAGAAATATCTGCATTAGCAGATGCTAATTTATCTGCACCCATACCATTAGTTTGCTTAGTAATATTTTTGATTTCATCTTCAGTAAGTTTCTTACCAGAGACAAAAGCTGCTATTAATTGGTTATTAATAAGCATAGCTTTATTAATATTATCTAAAGCAATATTTGTAACAGTAGTTGGGTCATTTTCTGGACTAGTAGCTTCGTCTTCTTTACTGAAGTCACGCTTTTCTAATTCAGATTTAGTCATTTCCATCATCCGTTTAAGGTTCTTAGGATCTGACATATCTACACCCATCTCTTCAGAGAGTTGAGATGTGTATTTATCTGCATTAGCAGCATGCTCATCGAATTTTTGACGTTCAATGATCTTAGAACGGATTTCTTTGATCATTTGACTCTTCATTGCATCAGGCATATCACTTAATTGGATAGCTTTTACTGCATTTTCTAAGTCAGAAGAATCACCAGATTGAATAGCTTTCTTAATAGCTTTACCAACACTAGTACTTACACCTTTTCTAGATGCAATTTCATACATCTTATCTGTCATAGCAGCTCGTTTGTTTTTCAACTGACGAGAATTACCACGAGCATTTTGAAGTAATGCTAATTGTTGTTCTAATTGGTCTTTGTCAGCACCAGCGATCTTTTCATCGAAACTGGAGTATTTATAATCAGTAATACCTTGACCTGCCATGAAGTTCATACGTTCTTGAGCAGTCATGTCATCAGCCATACCTTTTTGGATAGTTTTAACACGAAGCTTATCACCGTATTGACCAACTTTATCCATTACTTTGGATGCAAGTTTACCAGGAACACTGATTACTTTACTAATAGCACGTTGAATAGGACCAGAGGAAACTAATGCACCAGTTAAACCAACCATTGGAATCAATGGAGCAGGAATGCCTAATGCATAAGCTGCAGCTGCTGCTGCACCGAACTTACCAATCTTACTACCAGCTAATTGCTTAGCCATATATTTCATTTGGTTAGTACCAAATTGAGATTTAACGGAATCAGCGATACTATCAAACATATCACCAACACCATGTTTTACCAATTGTTTAAGTGGTTTAAATGCTCTTTCTAATGGATTGAAGATTCTATCCTTCATGTATTTTTCTAAACGATCATGGAATCCTTCCATACGTTCTCTCATAGGATCGACTACATTTTCGTTTAAGTAGTTTAATACACCACCAATACGTTTACCAGGATTTTTAGGATCTTCTTTACCTAAGATCATTTCTTTGAATTTATCAGTAGTAGAAGCAAAGCTTAAACCACCGCCAATTAAAGCACCACCTACAGCACCGAATGGACCAGCAATAGCTGCACCAGCTAAACCACCGATACCAACACCAGCTAAACCACGACCCATATGCTCAGATAAGAACTTTTGCATTTGAGTCTTGTCTTTACCTTCAGCACCAAATAAGTAATCTCTAACTTCTTGGTTGTTTTTAGCAAATGCTACAGCACTACCAGCTAATAAACCAGGAATTGGTCCTAATCCAGTAGCGGCACCAATTGCACCACCAACTATACCGTAAGACTTAACGTCTTTAGCAGTACCGAGCATCTTCTTGATTTCTGGTCTGTCTAAGAAACCACCTTTACGATTACCTTTTTCATCAAGTTGTCCATAAAGCATTTCTTGAACACGTTCTGTGTTCTTAACCATAATCAAGCCAGCACCTAATGCACCACCAGCAAGTACACCCATAGGTCCGCCAGATACCATTAATCCAGTAAGACCACCATAGAGTGCACCTTCACCAAAGACTTCTGGAGCTTGCTTTTTAAAGTCCTCCATAGCTGCTTTGACATTATCTGGCATTTTATCAACGATAGCATCGTACCAAGAAGATACTCTGTTAAGAGCACCATTTAACTTACCACCAGGACTATCATCAACTATTTTATCTGCATCTTTAGTACCAGAAGCAAAGCCACTCAATTTACCAAGACCATATTGTTTAGCAGCATTGATAACTTTCTGTTCATTAGCAGAGTCTCTAGCAATACTAGCTGTAGCAATATTAGGATTGAATGGGTTCATTGTAGATGGAATTACTGCTTCACCTTTGGATAGTGCATACAAACCAGTTTTAGTGATATATCTATCACCACCAGCACGTCCACCACCAAAGATACCACTATCTCCACTACTCTTTGATTTGATATCAGAGAATACATTACCGAAAGCACTAGTAACACTGCCAACAATGTTACCTACACTACCTTTAACTCTATCTCTAATCTTACCAACTGTAGGGAAGTGTTCAGCAATAAGATCTACTGTTGTATTCAATGGTCCTAATACATTCTCATTCAAGAATTTACCAAAATCATCAAATGTTTTACGAGCATAATAAGACATGGTATTGAAGAAACCTTTAATAGGTTTACCATGCTCATCTTTCAAGTTAGCTTCATGATCAAAGAAGAAACTTTCGATAGAACCATTAACAGCATCTACCATACCAGCAAGTAATTTAGTAGGTCTATCTCTAAGATCTAGTAAAGCACCGATAGCAAGACCAGCTTTATCCATCTTACCTTTACTATTCTTCATCTTTTCAGAGAAGCTACCACCTTTGGCATTAGTGTATTTATTCTTTAATCCTTCGCCCCAACCATCATAAGCAAATTCAAGACCATCTTCTTGCATGTTGAGTAAAGCACCAAGTCTACCAACGCCTCTAACATTAGCTGCTGAACCAGTTGCTCTACCTTTGCCACTATTTCTAAGTCTAACTTCTTCTGCAGTAAGTCCTAGAACTTCTAAACCAGCATCAGTTGCTGATGTTTGCTCTTTATGAAGACCTCTTGCATCTTTAGCTGTAGTTGTAAAACTATTCCAATAGTTATTCACAGCTCTAGAGTTAGAAGAAGATTTAGCATGAGCTGAACGAGCTTTACTTGGACTACCTCCACCAAATCCAGTACCATTTTCTAACATAGTACGGATTAAGTGAGTTTCCATGTAAGTACCACGGATAGCTTTAGCCACTTCAGAATTTTCCAATAGATCTTGAGATCTTTGGAATATTCCTCTTACATTAGAACTACCTTTGAATGCACCGTTATTGTGCATTAAATCAACACCACCGGTATTATTGCCCATATTAGACATATAATTATTTCGGTTTTCTTTGTATTGATAGGAGTTGCTAACGAGCTTAGCTCTAGTATTACCATTAGCAGTACTGAGCATCTTAGCAATAAGAGTCATATTACGTTCACTAGAAACGCCATATGCAGTCATGTAAGCTCTAGCATTCTTAAGCTTACCGCCAACGAACTCGAAATTATAATCACCGTTGCTATCCACTAATGCTTCTAACACTCTACCCATATCAGAATAGAAGTTAACTTGATCTGCATCATCATTAAACTTCATTCTACTAGCGATACCAGTTAAGTGCTTTTGCATTGGAGCTGCAGCTTGTTTTATAGAAGCTCTTCGTTCAGAATTATAATTCTTCTGAGCATTTTTAACTGTAGTCCAACGACCAGTATTTATATCAAATACACGTTCGTCTTCTCCAGTTAATGCTGCTTCAATACGTCTTAAGTAAGTTGGGATTACTTCGATAATAGTTTTATTAGCGATACCATTATAAGCTACAGGTCCTTTTACAAAGTTCTTTGTATCAACCTTATTAACTTCTTTACCATTAAATCCGAAGATTTCGTTTAGGAAAGAACCAAGAAAACCTTGTTGTTTTCCTAATTTATGTAAACCCATGACACCAGCATTACCAACAGTCCGGTTTAATCTGCCTAGACTCTTGGATAATTGAGGTCCCATTAAAGTGGATAATAAGCCATCACTAATAAATGATAATGGTGAAGCAAACATAGCAGTTGGATCTCCGCCAGTTTCCTTCATCATCTGAATCATACTACCGATAGTGCTGTTTTCCCAGTTCTTCTTAACATGCTCTTTGTAGTTACCTAAGTTAAAACCACCACCACCAAATACATTACTGAATGAAGAATTCTTTTTAACTTGAGGGTTAGAATTCTTATACATCTCACGCTGAATTTCTATCATTTCTTTCATGATAGCATTTTGTTCAGCTAAGTAATTTGTTGTGGTTTCGTAGAACTTAGTGGAGTTATCAATATGCTGCTTAAGAGCACTTTGATTGAAATCAATAATTGCTTTTAAGTGAGTATTAACTCCTTCAAACCCAGCTTTATTAATTTGCTGCATTTGGACTAACTGAGTATATTGAAGCTTGGAAGAAGCCTTAACTGTTTCTCCGATATATGCACTACCACTCATAACCGAGTTGGAAATGGTTGCTGAAGAAGCAGCAAATCCTGCATTGAGATCTTTATTTAAATCAGAGAATGCAGAATTTTCAATATCATTCATAGAAGAATCAGAATCGTCATCACCGAAGCCGAATTCACCATCGTCTCCAAACATTCCACTGTATTCTTTTTCCATAAGCTCATCTTCACGAGCTTTGTTGTAGAATTTACCAGTCTTTAAGTCAGAGACACTATTATTCAGTATAGTATTAGCATCTTTAAATATACTAAGATTCTTTAAAGAATTCTTAATGGAAGAAGAGTTTAAAGTTCTGCTATCTTTGAGAACTTCTTGATTTAATTGACTCTGGGTCCATTTAGCTACTTTATAGAGATTACCATATTTACTTTCTGCTCTATTCTGTGCTGAATGATACAATGATTCGCCAACGTTTTTAGCATAACGAGTACTGTATTCTTTTATTTGTTTCAACAAAATTTATTCCTCCTTTCTATCTGGATTATAGGAATGTTCAGGCGATGAAAACACCCCTATCCCATATGGGATAGGGGCATAATCAGGAGGAATAATTAAACCTATTTATCGTCAGGACCTACATATTCTTCAGGAGAAAACCATGTAGGTACTTTTGTATGAACTTTGAATGTATCGTGAGCAGGAGTCCAAGTTTTACCATTATTATATTGCTCTTTCCCATCAATGATTTCACGTTTAGGGAATTTACGATAACATGCTTCTTTGTGTACTTTGGAGATAGCAACGTTAGAACGTTCTCTACCACCGAATGCTAATTTACGACCAGATTCTAAGTATGTATTAACAAACTCTTTAGAGAATTCAATCATATTTTCTGCTTCAGAACGTTTGAATTCATGACGAGCCATAAGATGATTAGCTTCAGCCATAGACATCTTTGTTACACCAGCCATAACACTAGCACAAGTATTACGAATAATTTCAGATGGGCAGATGAAAGATACTTCACCGCTGCTGTTGTAAGTAGCTACTTTGTAATTAGTATCGTTGAGCATAGCTCTCATAACACGAAGTTCATCTTTCTTTGAAGATGTAGTTGTTTTAGCATTTTGTAATTGAGAAATGATTTCTTGTACTGTTTCCATTTATAATATCCTACCTTTATATAAAAACTACCAAGTTTGGTTCTTGTCTGGTTTTCCATCTTCATCAAGAAGAGTAATAATTCGAACCAATTTTTGTTTCCTATTTTGAGCATTTAAAAGATATTCTCTGAACTCCTCTCGATTATATCCTTTAACAATCTCAAGAAACTGTTCTTTATCCAAATTTATTCCTCTCTTTCTTCTTAAACATGACCGTTTTGGTCATTATAATTACTATAAAGTTTAGATCATAATAAATAATAATATATTTACGGCAACAATTAGTTAATTTTAATCACACGAAAGGAGAATTCTGATGCAAAATATAGATAATATCAGACCTTTTAAAATCAGGACTGATAAACTCCTATATCCTATAAATAAAGACGATAAGTACAAAAACAGTGCTATATATTTAGTCACAGGTAGTTTTGAGAAATCGCTTAAATTCTTAGCAAAAAATAAAATATTTGTTAATAATGCTCACTTTGTCAGCTACTATATGGAAAAAGACTTCAGTTTTGTTATTCAAGAACAAGGTATGACTGAAGAAGGGAATATGATTCCTCTATTAGAATCCAGTAATAATGAAGATGATGTTTTATTTAATGATAAATTTATCAAAACCAATGATGTAAAATTATTCTATCCTGATGCGGTAGAAGATATAATCTTCAGAGAAGATTATGGTATTAAACAAAACTATTCTACCATGTTTAGACGTTTCTTATATACTGAACGTATTAAGAACCAAAAAGAACTTCTAGCTAAATATGATAGAGCTAAGTCTGTAGTTAATTGGATTACAAAAACATACCTAAACATCGAACTCTATAGACAAAAGAATGTTATTGTTGACTGGAGTTATTATACTAGCGTATTCCAAAAGAATAACTTCTATACTTTAGACCGTGGTGTTGATTTATATCATCACTTCATTACACATCTATTACAAGATAAACGATTTGATACATATACTCGTAAGACTGTAATTATCAAATTAGAAGATATCTTTGAAAATGCAGCTGATGTAAAAGGTAAATGGGATTATAGACAAGATATCAATATCTTCTCTATGATTGAACGATATGTACGTCGTAAGATTGAATTCTGGCAAGATTGGGAAGGAATAGACTTCTTGATAGTAGCAGATAAAGGATACTTTAAAGTAGACTTTACTGATATGGATATGTCTAAACTTACCATATTAAAAAGATTGATTAATAAACTATTAAATCTTTCTTCTGATATTTATGAAGCTCCAGTTCAAACTAATTATCTAAATGATGTCGATATCGACAAAGATAATACCAATACAGAATACATTGCTACTCCTCCATCTATTGAAGATGATAAAGAGGAAGAAAAAGAAGATGCTCAGGATGATAAACAAGATGCAGAAGATTTAGAACAATTAAAATCTTATGTATCTAAAGTAAGTAATTCTACTTCTATGAAGTTTAATCAACCTGATATTTCTCCATCTCGTATTAAACGTATGGATGAATTAGATGAAAAATTCAGAACTATTGAAGTTGATGGTCATAAAGTATCTGATGTAGTGGATTCTTATTATGAATCTGATAAGAAGTTAACTAAAGATACTATCCCAGTTGATTCTCTTAATGATGAATGGAAGAGTGTAACCTTCACTAATTTCGATAAAGAGTATGATTTAAATAAAGATGTAATCAAAATCTTTAATGATATCTTCTCTGCTGATAAAAAGAATCGTGTATCTATTATAGATTTGAAGAAAGAAGATACTTCTAACCATGAAAACTATTTAGATACATACACTATTCAAACTGAAGATAGATTCGGTACTAGATCTAAATTGGTTATCGATATTCCTAAGTTTATCGATGGTCGTTATATGATGCTTCGTGGCAATACTAAAATTCTTAATGGTCAATTAGTATTAATGCCTATCATCAAGACAGAAGAAGATGTAGTTCAAATCGTAACCAACTACAATAAAATCTTCATCTATCGTATGAATCCATCTAATGGTACTAAGAGTACTCCTATGGTAGATAGATTGACTAAATCACTTAAGAATTATAAGGGTTCTAATATTACAGTTCTCAATGGTGATAATAGTTTCATCTGCTCTAAATATGATTTACCAATTGAATATAGAGACTTAGCTGGTTTGTATACTAGTTATACTCTTAAAGATGGTTCTTATGTTACATTCGATATGGACTTAGCTCTTAGAGATTTGAAACCTAAATTAAAAGGTGATAAAAATTATAATAGTAAGATTCATTATATTATCGGTTATGATAAACCAGCTAATAAAGTTATTTATTGTACTGGTAATGAAGTAGCTAAAACTATTGCTAATTTCTTATCTGAAAAAGATAAAGCATTTGGTGAAATCTTTAGTTCTTCTAAAGCATCTAACTCTTTAGGTTATTCTGATGCTTCTATATTGAATACTAGACTTCCTTTGATTGTTGTAGCTTGCTTTGCTGAAGGTTTAACTTCTGTATTATCTAAAGCTAAAATCAAATGGGAATTCACAGAGAAACGTCCTGAAAATACAGATGATAATTCTGTAGTTAAATTTAAAGATGGTTACTTGGTATATGAAAATACAACTCCTGAAGTTTCTCTTCTTATGAGTGGTTTATATAAAGTAGCTACAGATGAATTTGAATTCAATGAAATGGATGATTATAGTACTTGGTTAGATATATTAGAAGACTTCGGTGCTAGATTTAAAGCCGATGGTTTAGCTAACTTCTATGATTGTCTATTCGATCCAATCACTGTAGATATTTGTAAGAAATATAAATTACCATATGACTACGTTGGTGCTTTAATTTATGCTAATAATCTATTAGCTGATACTAACTATAATACTCATACAGATATTACTGGTAACCGTGTACGTACAAATGAATTAGTTGCGGCTTATTTATATAAAGCTATTTCTAAAGCTTATGGTGATTATGCTAATACAGTTCGTCATAGAGGTAAAGGTGCTAAGTTATCTATCAAACAATCTGCCGTAGTAGATGAAATTCTATTAGACCCAGGTTGTTCTGATTTATCTGTATTAAATCCTTTACTTGAAGCCGAAGCCTCTTCTACTTTATCATTCAAAGGTTTATCTGGTATGAACTCTGAACGTTCTTACAAATTAGACAAACGTATTTATGATAAATCTATGCTTGGTGTTATTGGTGTATCTACTGGTTTCTCTGCTAATACTGGTATTAATCGTCAAAGTTCTATTAATGCTTCTGTATTGGATACTCGTGGTACTATCAAACCTAAATCTGAAAAAGAATTAGGTACTCTTGATACTCTTACTCCTTATGAAGCTTTAGCACCTTATGCTACAACTCACGATGATCCAATTCGTACAGCTATGGGTTATATCCAAACAGCTAAGCATCAAATGAGAGTTAAAGAATCTTCTCCTAACTTATTGACTTATGGTATGGATGAAGCTTTACCTTATATGACTTCTAATATTTTCTCTCATAAGTTCAAAGGTAAGAGAGGTAAAGTATTAGATGTAAAAGAAGGAGAATTCTTAGTATATAAAGATCTTGATACTAAACAAGTTCACATGCTTTCTTTGAAAGATGAAGTACTTAAGAACTCAGATGGAGGTTTCTATGTAACTGTACAATTAGTTCCTAAAGTTAAGAAAGGTCAATCACTTAAATATAATGATATCTTAGCTTATGACCCTCAATCTTTCTCTAAATCTAATGCTACTACTAAAGATGCAGATCAAATTGCTTATAATATTGGTACATTAGCTAAAGTAGCTATCATGTGTACAGATGAAGCATATGAAGATAGTTCTATTATTTCTGATAGATTATCTGAAGCTATGACTAGTTATTACTGCGTTCAAAAAGCTAAGTCATTTAAAGCAAATACAAACGTTTACAATATCGTACAACCTGGACAAAAAATAAAAGAAGGGGATTCTCTTATTGTATTCCAAAATGCTTTTGATGATGACAATGCTAATAAACTCTTAGCTAAGTTAGCTGATGATGATACAGAATTAATTAATGATTTTGGTCGTATCAAAATAGCTTCTAAGATATCTGGTGTGGTGCAAGACGTTAAGATTTATCGTACTTGTGAAATCTCAGACTTATCTCCTTCTCTTAAGAAGATAGTGACTGACTATGAAAAAGGTATCAAGGAACGTAATAAAATAGCTAAAGAATATGGTGTTAGTGAAGGTGAAATTAAAGCTACATCTGAACCCGACTACAAGCTAGAACAAAATGGTAAGCTCAAAGCTACCGAAAATGGCGTTTTGATCGAGTTCTATCTTAAAGCTGAAGATAAAATGGGTGTGGGTGATAAACTCACTTACAATACTGCAATTAAAGGCGTAATCAAGGATCTATTCCCTAAAGATGATGAACCTACTAGTGAATACAGACCTGATGAAAAGATTGATGCTTTATTAGCAACTGCCTCTGTAACTGCTCGTATGACATCTTCAGTTATCTCTAGTGGTATTATGAATAAAATCATGATAGAAACAGCTAGACAATGTAAAGATATACTTGGTATCAAATGGGATTACTTAGGTAAAAACAAAAAATAAACGAAAGAATATGGAGTACCCAATATTGGGTACTCCTATATCTTTTCAAAAAATAAAAGCTAGATAATATGAATATACTCTTCAGGTAGTAATTATATTAGATTCTATTCAACACTTACTGCCATTCATACAAAGCATAAAGGACGGGAGTAGCAAAATTAAAAGTATCGAAAATAAAATTATATAATTATAATGAGGAAAACCTGAAGAGTATATTCATACCATCTAACGATGGTATTCAAAATTTAAGTTACATGATTAACCACCACAAATAAGTTTAGGGAGTGTATTTGTGTTTGTTTATTTTAGGGAATTTTGCATATTTAACAGGGAGAGTTAAATATACCTTGTGATAAGAATAAGAATTTTCTGTGAGAGAAGTCAGTTAGTTATTTCGGGGAGAGTGGTCTGAAATAACTATTTTGAAAAAATTATTATCTTTAAACAAAGGATTGTATTATTTGTGTTTAATATTGGGGTTTCTAAATTCAAGACGGAAGTATGGGAATGTCTTGAATAATATGAGTGTTAGATGTTTCCTTCTTATCTGTGGTGGTTAATCATATAACTTAATTAAAATAATAAAATGATAGAGAGATAAAAGATTATTATAGTCATTTGCGTGAATTTTATTTATCTTAAAAGGAGTTTATGAAATAAAATGAAAAATATTCTATCTCTCTATCATATGAATATTATACAACTCAAATATTTTTTAATCGTTCGAAAATTGAGCAATATTATCTCGAGTTGCTTTAGGGATATTCAAATAATCCCCTGTTTTAGAATTAATATCTACAGATTCTTTAATCATACCTTTAGAACCATAGTATGCCATTGTGTAATCATTAGCACATTTGGTAATTTCATTTAAGTATTCTTTTTCATTTAAGAGTACTTGTGTTAAGAATTGATTGATTTCTTTTTTGAAGTTTGGATTGCCGAAGAATTCAATCTTTTTCTTTTTCATTTTTGTTCTTAAGAAAATGAATCCTTTATCATAAACTCGTAAACTAATAATCATGGGTATCAAACCTCCTATTTAATAATACTGATATCGAAATTACTCAAAATACCTTCGATACCTAAGTCTCTTCTAATTGTCATTACATATCCAGTTTCACTATGTTCATCATAGGTTTGATCTATGAAATTAAAGCCAAATACTTTTTCAGCTTGGAAGCAATCGTAATCAATGAATATTTCTGGATACTTTTCTTCGATATATTTTCTACATTTAGCAACGGCGTCAACCATATTCTCTGCTTCAATAGTAAATTCTATATCTCCTTTGACTCTGTCTTTAACAAAATATTTATTCATAGTCTCCACCTTTAATAAATATATTAGAATTCGCTACTAAATCCTTCTGTAGGAATAATAGGTTTCATTTCAATATTCACTTTACCGTCTTTATCAGTAAAGGATAAAATACGACCACCTGTTGTATAGAACTTATATTTACCAATTCTTTTAATAAGTTCACTACGGTCTACTTTGACTAATTCGTCACGTAATTTAGCTAGAGTTTCTGGAACTGAATATTCAATAGCACCACCAGAACTTTCTACTTTAACTTTGTAGATAGAGCCTAGCCATTTGTATTTATCTACTACTGCTTTAATTGTAGAATAAATATCAACTGGTATATATTTGCCACCGAATACAGAATCTAAATTAAACATACCCATTACTCTATCAATATTATAATTGAAGATATATTGGGATAATTCATTTGGTTGTTTTTGTGTGACCATAGCGTGTTTAAGTTCAGCCATGATACGGATAACCTTTTTAGTAATTTCTAATAGGTTAGTTTCAGAAGTCAAGTCTTCCATAGTCCCATCTGGATAGATGATGATATCTTTATCAAATTCATCAAACTTTTCAGACATAACTTCCATAGAATAAGTGAAATACATATCATCTGGATTATCACTGATTCTATTCATTAATACCTCACAAGGAGTGAGGATATTATAGACTTTCTTTTCTTCTTGAAGTCTAATTTTATTAGCGTAGATAGTATTAGTAATATGATACACTACTGCTGTCATCTCTACCATCTATGTAAATCCTCCTTATATTTATAACTATATATCTCTCGTTTAGATTTCTTTACATTAGGTCTAATTTCTCCTCGTAGCTTAATACTATTTAGAGAAACTGTTGTATTCAGAATATAGTCATTGATGGCAAAAGTACCATTATCTATATCTAGATATCCATTAAATACTCTAAACGGGTTTATATTAAAGTTATCCCGATTATCGTTATTTAGAAGGGGTTTAAACCACTCACGCATACGCTTTAAAGCATCTACATATTTGGCTACAAAATCCCTATCAGCTTTAGTGCCCTTTAAGCCAAGCATTCTTCCAATATCAACATATATTCCATATTGATTTCTCGACCTAACTATATTTCTTCGTGTAAATCTAACGCAAGTTAGACTATTATCGTCATATAATATGATATCAAAATCCATTTTTCTATTTGTGAAATCCATTACTACCTTAAATCTAGTCATTTTAAATCAACCACCCTTCTATTCATATCAAAACAAAAGACTTCTGCTGTTTCTGATTCTATATCTATTATAGAATGATAAATGAATGGAATTTTACATCCATTGTATTTAGAATGCTCTGCAGATAGTTCTTCTATATAAATATGAAGATTGATGATTAATTTAATAATAAGATCTCTTTCAAATGGTGCAAAGAGTTTAGCTAAGCGTCTCTTCACTAGAGCATTATCAACTCTACTTTCTTTTACTAGATCTCCCATATCGAAAACATAAGAGCTAGCACAATCAATTAAAATTTCTGGATTATATACCGAATATGCATTGGTATATAACCAATCAATAAATATCTTTGTCATTTGTATATACCTCCTACGGAAAGATTATTTATTTACTTTTCATAGAGATATTATACGTTTATAACCGATTTTACGAGACGAAAAACTCTCTTAATTTATCCCCTAGGAAGTCGCTACGCTCCACCCCAATTATAACGGAAATCCGGCATGTCTTAATTCCATGGATCTCCGCGTGCTCTCGCGAGCAACGCAGAGACATGATTAAGACAGCGTGCGAAGCGTGGGCGTAGCTAAGCGGTTGTCTTAATCATGGATCTACAGTACGCTTCCAGGATTTCCGTTACCCCAATCCGGAAGCAAGATTTACTAAATTGTATATTCAATATTAAATTATAATTAATTTCAAGACAATTAGATAGGAAGAAAGAACAAGATTATCCAATATTAAGAAGTAAATAAGGAGAATCCAGATGTCAATAGATAATAAAAGAAACGAAGTAATCCAATATATAAAGAATAATGTAACAATGATATCATTCGAAGGTATGGATTGTTCATATAAAGAAACTAATTCAAATAGATTAGCAAATATAATAGGTATAATAGGATATGAAGTAGAACTAGTTAGTTTTCCAAGATATAAGAATCCTAGTGCATACTTCGTAGAACAATATCTATCTGGTAATATTAAAGTAGATAGTAATACTACAATGGATAGAGCAATATGTTCAGGAACTACAGTATGTCTATTCTATGTAATGGATATGATTAAGTGGTATAATGAATATATTGATAAATTAATGAAAGAAGAAAATATAGAGGATAAGAAACGGATAATTATCTTTGATAGATATGCTTATTCCAATATGTATTATCCAATACCAGATATGCTTAAAACTATAACTAAGTTTAATTTAAGTAAAGAAGAAGAAAAAGAAAGATTACTTAACTTACAATGTAAGATAGTAAATAAGGTAATCGATACTGCTAATATACCAAGAGTAGATTTAATCATTAAAATGGTTTCGGATAGAAATTTACTTTATGAGAAAGTAAAAGAAAAGAATAAAGATAAAAAAGGGGACTTATACGAGTCTAATATAAGTTACCTTATGGATTGCTTTGAAATATTCAAGAAACTTAAATTTACTAATATGACCTCTTCTAAACTTACAGAAATCGATATGTTTGAGATTGAAGTAAGTGGAAAAGATGAGGAAGAAGTGTTTGAAGAAGTTTTAAAAGGGGTGAAAGAGATTGTATAAAGATAAACCTTGTGTAGCCATGATATTTGATAGAAGTTACTTGGTATACGATGTTAGAAAACCAATGAATGATATCTCTGATGTCATGTGGCGATTCAAAGACAAAGCCCACTTTGTTTATGGTGGCATTCCACGTTTGTGTTATCATGTAGAAGAATATAAACGTAATTTAGGTCTTAAGGATGAAATGTTCCATAAGATAGAAATTCCTTATTGTGATAATAAGTTTTATTATAATAAGGAGAATGTAGCTCAAGGTTGGGTTCAAGAGGTTATGTCTTATAATCCCGACCATATTTTGATTCTTAGAGATAATGGTCATACTAATGAAACCGATGCTTTGGTACAATATGCTATTGCACATAAAGTCCATGTGGTTGAAGTAGATAACCATAATCATAAAAGAGATTTAGTTGATCATAATGGATATATTACTAAAGGATATTATGATCAAACTTTATTTGGTAAACGTTAATTAATTGGAGGTATTACTCATGAAACCAGAAGTTAAACCATTTAGATATTGTGCTCGTTCTTTAGATACTGGAATAATTTCCATTAGAGAAGCAGTTAGATTTGAAGCAAATCCAGAAAATAATTTTCTCTATGCTGTTTATTATGATGATTGGAATAAATTCATTCTTACAGAACCTATCTTTAAAGCAACTGATAATGATGAGTTATATAGATTAATATCATCTATATCTCAATTCTATCATACAAGCCCAGAAGGTTTACTTGACTTTGTAACTACAGAATTTAACGTGTGAGGAGAGTAGAGAATGTTTAATAAAGAAAAATTAAAGAACTTATTTAAGTCTAAATCCACTATTATTAAAGATGAATTTGATAAAATTGGTGAAACGTCGACATATGAACTAGATATTCTTGAAATTGGTGATAATGTAAAGAATGTATCTAGAGCTGCTCGTATTTCTCATGGTTTAGAAGCCCCAAAATCATACCAAGCACAATGTGATTATATCGAACGTATTATGAAGATGGGTCATGATAGTATTTCTGGTCATTCTAATATACAATTTGCTGTCACTATCCATAATATCTATGATGAAGCTTCTATTGGTTTGGTAAAGAACTTAGAAGCATTTAAATTCTTTAATATTGAAGTAATTCATAGACAAACTGAAGAAGGTACAGTTACTGTATTAGTATTTGGTGCTTCAATACGTTCTCTTCGTTATTATATCAGAAGCATTTCTGCAGTTCCTAATCTTAACTTCCATGAAGAGAATATCTTCAACTATATCAAAGGTGTAATTTATAAGACCACAGAAAAATGCTTCTATCCAGACTTAATTAAAGATGGATATTTAGATGAAGAAGACTTTGAGTTTGTACCAATCTTCAATGAATATGATACAGACTTTGATAATCCTAAAGATGAACCAGTTCCAGTAAATGAAAACGATATCATCAATGCAATCGATAAACAAAACTTCGATATTGAAGAAGAAAAAGAAATTGATGATGATAAAGTAAATTCTATCAACCCAGATGAATTAACTCAAGAAACTAGAGAAGAATTCACTGTTGGTAATGTAGATATTATTGATTATCCTACAGAAAACTATAAAGCTTCTATTGATACTATCAATAATAAATTCCCAACTGAAATTAGAGATGAAAAATTACTAAATGATATTATTCATTCTTTAATTGCTACATCTACTATTACTATTAAGATTAATAAGATGAGTCGTGCTATCTCTCAACAAATTAATCGTCATAGAGCAGCTATTACCCAAGAATCTCAACGATACGTAAATGTATCTGATTGTGAATTCATCAATCCTTGTAAATTTGACCCTAATAAATATCCTAACCCAAATCCTGAAATTACTATCAAACTATTTGGTAATGAAGTTAAAACTAACGTCGAAGAGTTGGGTAAAGAATTGATTAAGATCTATGGTCAATTATTAGATCAAGGGTTATTAAAACAAGATGCTCGTGGTTTCTTACCATTTAATGCTGAATCTAGTGCTTATTATACTTTCACTATGTCTGATATGATTCATTTCTTATCAGTTCGACTCCATAAATCAGCCCAACCTGAAGTACGAACAATTGCAAGCTTCATTTACAGTTGTTTGATTAAAGATGTATTCACTGATAAAAGTATTATTGACATCATTGAGTACAGAATTACTAATACTGAGGTGATTTAATGGCTCGAAATGCTAATTACATTGTCGAAGGTAATTATGATAAACCAGTAACTGAGATTAATATCAAAGAAGTTCCTGACTTTAACATATCTGACTTCGACTTTGAAGACGAAAAGGCTTTATATAAGTATATTCGTCGAGTAGAAACTGTTTGTCGTCAATCTTTTGAATATAAACAGTTTATCTATTTCTTGAAGAATTATGGTAATATGAATAAATGCTCGTTCATGAAATTCTTAGATACTCAAGACATTCCTAAATTGAGAATCGAAATCCATCATGAACCTATTACTTTATTTGATATTGCTTTAACTATCTTTAGAAAAAGACAAATGAATGGTGAATCTTTACATGAAGATATGATTGCAAAAGAAGTTATGTATCAACACTACAAGTTACATGTAGGTTTAATACCATTAACCACTACAGTGCATGAAATGGTACATAACCAATTCCTATTCATTCCAACTCAAGCAGTTATGGGTGCTTGGGATAAGTTTGTAGAAGAGTATAGACAGTATATGCCTATCGATACTCTCTCCAACCTTGATTCTATCATTCAACATTCAGAAAACTACGATCCTGAGAAGGAAATGGCTATTTTGAATGCTGGATTTGTAAGAATTAATGTAGAAGATGATGGATATCAAGCTTCTACAGAAGAACTCTTCAATTATCTTAAATCTGTTTATGATGATTTAGAAGAACGTAGAAATAAATAAGATATACCAAGAGGTTACCCAATATTGGGTAACCTCATATCTTTCGCAAAATTGTAATAGTCTGATTTTTCAATAATATATTATAATAGTGAAAGAGATATAAATTGTATCTCTAATTTATTTATTTTAGGAGGATTTAAAATGGTAAACTATTTAGACGCAAAATTCGATTCTTTAGTAGTAGTATTAAAAAATGGGTACGAAGTATTAAATGTATGCCCACATCAAGTAACTGTTGGACACGAAGGTCCAGACCGCTTGGTATTCCCGGGGGTAGGTAAGGAAAACGCATTCCGCCTACCAACAGAATCAGTTACAGAAGATTTTGGTGGGTTACCACTAGGAGTAACAAAAGTGGTTGATGTAGAAGCATTGCCACAAGCCAAAGAAGGACGATTATATATCGTGCCTTCAATGGTTAGACAGTTGTTCCCAAACCGTAAGGACTTTGTGTCCCCTACTACGGACAACAGATGCATTGTGAAGAATGATCAAGGCTTCACGGATTACGTCCTAAAACTTGATCGTAACTAAAAATAACTGGGCTCTTTTGAGCCCTTTATTTTTTTCTAAAAATTGGTTATAATTATATACTTAATATTTATTTTGGAGGTATTTAAAATGGCAGACTTATATTTCTTTCTAATGGTCCATTTCGTACTTTTAATGGTAATCGGAGGTACAATTGGGTATTATTTCAGCAGAATGTACGTTGAAAATAAACGTGCAGAAGCTGAAATCAGAGCGTGTGAGTATAGAACTCAGCACTTAAACGCCGAAAGATTAATGGAGATCATCAACAGATGATCTCCTGATCATCTCTTTTATTTTTTATAATTAAACGAATTTATGAGCGTATATTATATAAAAGAAGAGAAATATATCTTCAATATATTTTATAAGAAAGGAGGTCAAAATCAAATGTTGTTAGATTTTGACAATGCTGTAAATATTTTTACAGATTGTAGTACTTATCGTGGTGAGTCTGATAAGACTCTAGTAAGTTGTGGCTACTGTGTAGTAGTTGACAATGAAATTGTCGAGCATAATAATATCATTGTAGATGATAGTAATAATGCTCAAGGTGAATTGTTTGCGATCCTTATGGGCGTAATCGCAGCAAACAGATTTAAAGATAGAGGCTCTCGTATCAACCTCTTTAGTGATTCTAAGACGTCTATTCGTTCTTTGACTCATAACGTATTTAATTGGTACGATAATTCTTTGAAATCCGATACTGGTGGCTTTGTTAATATCAGAGGCGATAGTATCAAATATCAAGAATTATATTTAAATATCGTCGAAGAGATTGTATCTACAGGATTGAAGATTAACTTCTATCATGTACGTTCTCATAATCGTTATCATCAAGAAAGTGTACATATGGCTCGCACTTACTTTAATAAAGTAAATAAGACCAATACTTCTGACGATATCGTTCGTGATATTATCTATTATAACAATTTTGTCGATAAGATGACTCGTCATCGCTTACATGATGTATGTCATGATGATTCCTTTGAACGAGAAAACTATCGTCAATTCCGTTATCCTGTTACTAGACAACCTAGCAGATTACAAATTGAATCTTACAGAAGTCTAGTATGTTAAAGAAGAAGGAGGGATTTGAATGTACTTGGATGGATTCAAGACATTTATGGATGAAGTCCCACGAACCCAACCTGTAGAAACTAAAGAAGAATTCGAATGGTTTACTGGGTTTGATGGAATAGAACCAGATCCAATAACAGATCCAATGCGGATGCCTGCCAACTTCACTGGAGAATTACCTACCGTAATGTATTCCAAAGAAGATATGGTAAATAAAATGCATCCAAATGACCCATGTAGATGGGAACAAATCCGACAAAGTATGGAAAATCCATATTATGGTCAACAAAATGCAGAATATCTGCAACAAATGGCACAAATTAGAGCACAACGCTATTTCAGACCTTCAATGATACCAGTACCACCTAGAGTTATGGAACAACGAGTACAACAGCAAACTCAATATATCAATAACCGTGGTCCTGTAATGTATCCACAATTTGAAGATCCATCTATGCGTGCAGCTCGTTGGGCTCAAAAGTTCAAAAATAAAGTTGAAAATAAAATCAACAGTCCAGAAGAATTGGCTAAACGTTATTACTATAAGCAACATGAAAAAGACCGTTACGATAAAGCAACTGGTATCAATATTGATGAAGCAATGCGTGAAGACAATTTTGAACATTTAAAGCAATTGAATATTGATGCTTACAATGAACGTAAGAACAATGCAAATGCTAAGAATGATAATGCTGAAGCATTTAAAGGTGTTTCTATGAATAAAGATGATCTTAAAGCCAATGGTTTCAAAGTAACTAGAGATAAAGCTAAGACACCTTCTATTCCAGTTAAATATTTAACACCTATTGGTTCTACTTTAGAAATTCATGAAGATGGAACTACTTATGAATGGGATCCTGATGGTGGTCAAAGTGTTATGTCAACACCTCCAGCATTAGAATATCTAGCTAAATGTAAAATGATAGATAACCTAAACATGCAAATGGATGCTCATGCTCAAGCAGCAGCATTAAAAGGTTATCATATGAATGAAAGCTATAATCAAAATCCTATGCCTACTCCAATGAATCCAGATCCATTGGATAGAACTTATCAACAGTACTATGCAAATGGTCCTGTAATGCATGTAGACCCTACATCTATCGTAGTAGGTTCTCCAACAGTTTCATTTACTACTCAAAATGGTGGTCAATTTACCACTAATATGCCTAGCGTTATCTATAATCCTAATGGTACAGTGAGTGCAGCACCACCATGGGTAAGACAATTCCAAGGTAATTATTATGGTTATCAACCTAGTCCGTGGATTGAAGAATATCGTGAGTTAACTGACGAAGAAATCCTCTCAGAAAACTATCCAGTTTTAATCTTAAATGATCACGATAGAGAATTAGCTAAAATTATTCGTGCTCGTAGAGAAAAACGTGCAGCTATCAATGCAGCAAAAGCACAAAGTATCGAAGAAGCAAACTTATATTGCCGGAGAATGAAAATAGATCCCGATACTGGCTACGAAATCTATGAAAGCTTAACAATCTATCCACCAGAAGGCAAATCTCATACATGTACTCAAGAAGAACTTGATGCGTTGAATACAGCGTTAATCGAAAAAGAGCGAAAGAATCTTAAAGAACTTCGAGAAGACAGCATGAAAATGGCTGCAGGTATTGATGACAGTGCCGTATTGGCTGAAGAAATTAATCGTTACTCTACAGAATATGCTCTATTAGTAAGATGGGCTAGAACTAACTTAACCGAAGAAGTTTATCGTGAGTTCGCTAAACTTATCTTACAACAACTTATTCTTCTTAGAGAAAACGATCCAGCAGCTGATTTGAAATCTGGTATTATGATCACAGGTACAACTATCGTTAGAACTCCATGTAGAGAATCCTCTGAATTGGATGTTGCTGTGATGGTTGCGGGTGAAGTCGAACATCTTGGAAGAATGAAAGAAGCAGCGAAAGAAGATAATAGTCTAGACGAAGATGAAAAAGCACGTGTAGTTAAACGATTGGATAAAGCTATTAAAGAAATCTCTGCTATCTATGATGAGTACAAAGATAAAGACGACCCTAAGGATAAATCTGACGAACGGATGAAGTATAATAAACTATTCAGGAATATGGTAGACGTATCTACTATACCTCATAGGTTATTAGCTTACAAGCAAGTATTTGAAGCACTTAATAGTAGTCTAACTCCTATTAAGCAGATGATGCTTGCATCATATATGTCATATGCTAAGCATGCAATGAGGATTAATGGTGAATTCGATTTAAATAACTTTGTTAATTGGTGGAATAAACCATTATTAGATCAAATCAATTCTGGAGCTAGAAGTACGTTTAAATCCAGAATGAATCCATATGGTAGAAAACCTGCGTTTGATTACTTTATGGAAAATTCTCACAAATTCGTTTCAGCTGAAAAGTATATCAGCGATGTACGTGCTCAATTGAAACGTAACTTCGATCAAATAGATCAAGGTGCTCTTATGAGTGCTAAGACATTTGATGAATATAATGACGCATTAGCTCGCATCATGCCAGCAGTGCGAATGTCCTATGATCCTTTCATAAATCCTGATGGTGCAAAACGCTTCAAGAAAAAGGATACTCGTGACATGCACAACTATGATAGAAGTAAATATGAATACTTAGGTATGCTAAGTGATTATTATCATGCTATCGGTGCAATCGACGTACCACATGATATCAAAGATAAAACGTGGTTCGATACTATTTACAATCAAAAAGAACGGGGGTTGATTTAATTGGAAGAACGTGTTCTGATTGATCATAACCTTAAAATTGATTTCGATAAGATGAATCAACTTCAAGACAGATCTAAGTATTTTACTAGACTTTTTGATGCGATGACTTATCAACCATTATTGTCATTGATAACATATGAAGATATTATTGCTCTTCATATGTTATTCAATGATCCAGACTTTTGCGATAAACCAAGATCCCAACAATTAGAGTTAGCTGATTCCATTATGAAACCGAGAGGATTTTCTCGGATTCATAGTGGAACTAACCGTATTGTATATGGCTCCAGTGATCATCCAACTATTGTCTTAAAAGTAGCTACTGATGCTCAAGGCATCTCAGATAATGATGATGAAGTTTACAACCAAGACTTTCTTAAACCTTATGTACCAAAGGTTTATGAAGTCTCTGAATGTGGTACAGTTCAGTTGGTTGAAAGAGTTCAGCCTATAAAGAATAGGCAAGAATTTTGGGATAATAGATATCAGATTTTCCATATTCTTTATTCGTTTACACATATAAAGAAATATCTCGTTGAAGATTTGGGATCTGCTTTCTTTATGAACTGGGGATTACGCAAAGAATTTGGACCAGTTATTCTAGACTATCCATACGTATATAAGTATATACCAAGTAGGTCTAGATGTATTGCTGTTGACGAAGTAACAGGTAAGATGTGTAATGGTACGATTTGGTACGATGATGCCATGAATACCATTGTATGTCATAAATGTGGTAAACGATATTCTGCAAAGGATATTGGTGCAAAGCTTAAGAAACGGCAAGTTTCCGACAAAGAAATTCTAGAAATGTTTAGTGCAAATTTAGAAAGCGACAATCTTTTTGACAATGTTATAATACATGGTTATTCGAACAAAGATGCTGCTCTTCGTATTAAACCAGACGAAGCAGAAACTATTAAGAAAACCGAAGTAGAACCTAAACTTAAGAAGCCTGAAACTAAGGTTTCTAAGTTTAAAAAGTCATGTAAGATTGCCAATGATTTCTAAGGGAGGTAATTATGTTTTATCCTAATAAGGGAATAAAATGGGGCAGAGTATTCCTATCATGTAATTGGAATGAACTGTCAAATGCTTTGTATAACAATATCAAAGTTGTTGTACTAGATGATGATACAGAAAAGTATCGTCGAATTGGTTGTAATATTATGAGTATGCTATTGCCTCCTTATGAAGCAATAGATGCTGAATGCAATCAACAATTTGAATTAGCTGGTCAAATTTATCAAGACTATCTACTACGTTCTGAAAATGCTTTAGCTCCAATAGCTAATATTATTGCAGCTACTTATGTAGAAAAAGATATCTTAATCTTTGTTCCACCAGATGAAGCCAAGAGTCTAAGTTTTATAAATGTATTAGCTGAAACTCTTTATAGTGTATATGGTATTCCATGTGCGACATTAAGCGATCCTACATCTAATCCATTCTATGATGATACTAACTTGTATACTCTATCCAACCGTATTGAGTTGATGTATGCTTGTAATATTATCTCTTTGGATACACTTTGTGATTGCCATCCATACACAGATTTAAATCCTATCATATTCCCACGATTGGTATATGATTTAGGATATCCGAATTTAGAAGGAATGCACCCAAACCAAATTCAAGCATATTTCAATACAATGGTATTCTCTAGAAAAGACCAACGTATTGAATTATTTAAACAAGACGTAAACGAAATGAAGAATATGATATTCCCGTTTGTGGAATTAAGAGATTTCGTTCGTCAACAACCAGAAGACGCTGTTAAATAGGGGGACAAAGCAGTGAAGAACAACATTACAATCGTAGTATATAGCCAAGTTAAAGAAAATATTGAAAAGTTTGCTAAATTGATGGATACTTGTTCTAAGAAACATCGAGAAGAATATAAAGATAATCTTTATGATATCTTATTCGAATCTAGTGAAGTCACTATTGGTGATTTAGTAGAAAAAGTAAACCAACCAATTTATCCTACTAACAATATTACTTTTGGTTATCATGAATACATAGAAGAAGATAAAGATCCTAGCTATGTAGTTATCACTGCTCACTGTCCTGATTCAACACCACATCTTGGCTTATTCGAATTATTCTGTATTGCTTATGGTTGTAAAGTAGTCTTCGAATTTATTTCAGAAGATGGAAACAGACGTATCAATACAGACAGAAATTACGAATATTTCACACCAGAAGAAATCGATTGTGATCTAAATGGAGATAAGTCTTTAAAGAATAAGTATCACTTAACTTATAAAGATTTTGATTCTATGATCACATTGATTTCTGGTCTGGTTAATATTGGCAGACATATTGGTGCTGAAAAGGCAAGAGGTTTCATTGACAACCTTAAAGAAAATGGGGTTGCTAGAGAAACAGATGAAGCTGGTAATTTGTATTGGGTCGAGACCTTTACTCCACATTATGATGGTAGAGAGATTACTCTATCTACCGTAGCAGATTAAAGAAAGAGGAAGAGAATGATTGTATTTGTTCCAACTAACCCGGATCCAAAAATCGTTTTAGGTGAAGATCCTAGGTTATTTCAAGCTCTTAAAGAAAGAGATAATACGTTCTTCTACAACATTCTCTCCCAGTATAGTATAGGGATAGCTTTAAATAAGTTTATCCCTGATACTGAAATGTGGTGGGAAGATGAAGAACAGTTTACATTCAACTATATGAACTTTCTACGATTTACTCCTATCCCATTCTACTCTATTCTTACTATATTGATGCATCAATATATGAACGAAGATGTAGTTGTAGTTTGTGATATGAGTGATGATAGAAGACTACAAATAATCGAATGTATTATGGCTCATATCTATGAACGTTATGGATGTAGAACTTCTATAGTTTCTACATTGGAAGACTTATTATATGCAGACCCTTCCGAAATAGAAAACTCAGCTAATTTTATCTATGATAAAGAATTCTATCTAAGTGAAGTCATTGACGTCGATGAATTACAAAAACAAATCATTAATATTGAAGAGATAAATGGTTATCAAATTTAGTATTAATGATTGGTGGTGTATATTCGTTGCGGAATGTGTTTTCTCGTAACAAATACTCTTTCACGTTACCGTATGAATTTAAAAAATTATTTGATTCTTATTGTGATATCGAAGGTATTGACCTTGACATTTTTATGGAAGAAATCTTCTTGGAATTTAATAGAATGAGACCTTATCGTTTTAGTAAAGAGAAAAGACGTTATCTTCCCAAAAGAGTTAAATTAATCTCTGAAGTTAATTGTACTTTAGAAAATCATAATATTATATTTGATTTCATAGCTAAGTGTAGAAAGAATGGATTCTCAGAAAAGAATGTACTCATTACACTAGCTATGAATAAAATATATAATACTAAACTTCGCAAAGAAGTCATAAAAGTTTGTAATATCGTTTCTAGCCATCTAGCGTTTGAATCAAACAAATTAGATGAATCTAAATATATTAATCTAAATATAGAACGAAAATATTATGACCTTTTATTAAAAAGATCTAAGAAATTTGAAATTCATAGACATGATCTTTTGAATGATATCATTATAGAAAATTTCATAGATGAGTTTTACAAAAATGGAAATATCCATATCCCTTGTTGGTATAAGCATAGATTGGAGAAAGGTGAAGAGACTACTAAAGTTTGTTTAAAAATATACAAACCTATTTACGAACTATGTAAAACGATCGGAATGGTTGCTAATAGAAGCACTTCTAACATAATTAGATTTATGATTACTAAAGGAGTATTCGATATTGGCAATGTACGAAAAGGATCTATTCTTAACGGATGATTCTATAATAATAAATAGAATTATAAGAGAATACGATATGAGCAAAGCCAATATCAATATTCTCTTATATAAAGGATTGATCTCTCAGGATCAATTCGACAAATACTATAATATGCCTAAAGGTCTTAGGGAAAGAACTATAGGTACACTTCAACGAGACTATCCTAAAATAAACCAGGGATTAAAGGATGGTTTTGTTGAAGCAAGAAAAATGTTATTCGAATCGAATAACCTAAATGAATCTAATGTAGTTGCAGTAAAGAAAGATGCTATATTTACTTTAGACAAATATTTAGAACGCAATCAATTTGAAAACTTAATATTTCTCAATAAAAATACTTATAGCTCATTCATTCAAGCTTATAAATTAGAACTCTATTATAGTAAATTCACTGATAGTATAGATGTAAAAGGTATAGGGGAGTTGTCCATCGTAAAGCATCAAAACTTTATGATAGATTTCCTATGCTATCTCTTCAATATTTTAGAAACTACTTCTTTGAATAATACTATAATAATTTTAAAAGAGTTTCTAGAAAGCTACCGAAATGGTGAACTTGAGCTAGGGTATTATCGAGAATTCAATAATAGATCAGAGTTCTGTACAAGATACAAGATAGGTGGTCAAAACATGTATATTCAAGATATTGGTATGCAAGATTCAGAAGTTTCTTCGTCTTATGTATTAAATAAACTGGATATATCATACAACTATCTTTTATTATCAGAAGTACTGAGAATATTATTGTCACGGTATTTATAAGGAGCTATTATGATTAAACGAAATATCGATATAGATGGAACCGTTAAAGAAGTTTCATCTATTCTGAAACCAATATATAAACTATTTGGAATTGGTACGCTAAGTGCTAAATTCTATGTAGATATTTGGAATCCAGAAACTAATGAGACATGTGTTGATATTTATATCAAATTCAATAAAAAGAGAGTTGAAGATATTACAGAAATGGAATCTGAAATTCTTTCTATTGTGCAAGATGCTTGTCTTATTCATAATATCCCTGAAGCAGATCTAATAGCTCCTAAACTTACTTATGCTATAGTACATCCTATGGCTTTGGCTATGGTGGATGATGCTTTCTTGGAATCAGACATGTTCATCGAAAAGTATTATTCATATACTGTCGATGAAGATGGCTTATATTTTAAAAGAAGATAAGAAATTGGAGTACCCAATATTGGGTACTCCATATTCTTTCGTTAAAAAATAAGGATGGTAGTTAAAATGGAATTAAATGAAACTAATATTTGTGTAGATAGAGTTAGTGTAGCTATTAGCTCTGAAATGTTTGATAATTATGTATTTTGGAGAGAATCTCTTGGAAATAATTTTAATAACGGTAAATATGTTCTTACAAATACAGAAATTGGTGTATTCTTTATCATGTATTATGATAAACGCTCCAGATCTGTTAGACTATTTAGAGGCACTGGATCTGATCCATATAGCCCTTTAGCTAACATTAGAGATTATGGTAGTATCAAAACTCTAGCAGCTAATCACCATGTATTAGAATTCAATTTCAAAGAAAATGAATTCATTGTGGCAAAAGCTGATGGTTATTATTACCAAGATTACTCTGGTTTCTTTAAAATGATGAATGATATCATTGGTGAAGTATTTAAAATACAAAAATAAAATAAAGAAAGTACCCATCATTATATGGGTACTTTCATTAAATTTGTAATAATATTATTTTTTAAT